ACGAATACAGATGGTGTTTTAGTATATGCAAGACGAAAATATTATGACCAAATAAAATCTATTGTCGATAACTTTAGTGCGATAAGTCAATTTGCATTTGAAATTGAAGAAGACAATAAACTATGGCAACTTAATGTTAATAATTATATTGCTATCCATCCAGATGGTGATGTTAAGCAAAAAGGTGGAGCTTTTGTCACAACAGTTTATCAAAAAGGAACAAATAAACTTAGACCACTTGGAACATATTGTATACCAAAAGCACAAATGGCTTGGCTAATAGACAAAAAGAACCCGGTTAAAGAATTACTCGATAATACTAATGTATCTGATTTTTGTCTAACATGTACTAAAGGTCCAACATATAGAGGTATGAAACAATATATGCACGGATGTGAAGTCGAACTTGGAAAAGTAGCAAGAGTAATAGCAGTAACAAATGAAGAGTTTGGAACTATTAAAAAATATAAGTTTATGAAAGCTAATGGAACTATGAAAGAAGATAGTGTCGCATTATGTCCACCTCATCCTTTAGTTGTTAATGACAATTTAGCAAATTATAAAATTGAGAATGGTATATTATATAATACTGTTACTACTGAATATTGGGAAATAGACTATGCATATTATGCAAGAGAACTAGATCGAGCTTTAGATATTAGTTGGTTTAAACTTAAAAATGACGAAGCGTGTTTTACGCATGAATTCAATTTATAAAAGGAGGTAAATATGTTTGCAGATTTAGGTAGAATGATGCCGCAGGAATTTAATAACAAAGAGCGTTGTTTACAATGGTGCAAAAACAAGCAATTAGGTTTGAGACATAGTTTGAGACTATTATCAAAAGAAAAAGACTGCTTAGTAATTCGGACTCCTTTGACTAATGAGAATGTCTACATTTATGGCGAACCAGACGAAATATCATGGCTTCATTTAGAATTAGTAAAATCAGACTCATATACTTATAGATAAAGATAGCATTTAGCTATCTTTTCTTTTCACTTTTATTAAAAATAGGATATATCTTTGATTGATTGATATTTTGATAGATAAATTATCAAGGACAATATTAAAGTCATAGAGATATATCTTAAATGTCGCGTATTCTAAGATTTGAATATATTTCTAAAATTATTTTTGAAATAATGATAAAAGGCACTAGTCAACCTAGCGCCTTTTATTTTAGTCTTATTTTTTCACAAAGCCTTTAGTACCTCTATAAACATTAGTAGTAATTTTACGTTCGACGAGTTTCTTATATAAGTCTGCTGATGCATAGTATTTATTTCCTTGAGAAGTCCATGCTTGTATTTTAGCTATCTCAGCATTATTACTCATAATAGTATTAACAGCAGTTCTTCTTTGTTCTTCAGTCATTTGATTATAGGTTAGTGTCTTATATTCATTATTGACTTTAATCTTAACTTGCATTTGATTTTGATAGAACTTCTCTAAATCGATAGCATTCCATTTTCCATATGCTTCATTAAGTGCAACTAAATCTTTACCAGTGACAGTAAACGTCTCATTATTAATAGTATACTTTCCTCTTAACTCTTTCTTAGTAAGTCCTAATTTTTCAGTTTTGAGTTCGTTTTCTGAAGCTCTTATTATACTAATATATGGAACAAATCTGTTGAATGCTTCCCACCAAGATTTAGTCTCACCAGTATAAGGGTCAACTTTCTGATACAAAGTATTACCTAAGAATGGTATCTTAGCAGCAGCTTTTTCATAAAACTTATTCTTCTTAACTTTGCCAGGATAAGTTGCTCCAGCTATCCAACTAATAATATTTGGTATAAATGATAATGCAATAGACTCCAATTGGTTCATACCTATATCCCAAGTTCCATCTGAATACATGTCCATTTCAACAATTTGCATAAGTGGGAAACCATCAATTGTTACATCAGCCATTCTATTGAGTCCATCTAAAAAGCCATCCCAAGTAATTCCATTGTCATTAAGTCCCGTAATTAATGCAGCACCGGCTAACAATGAAGAACTTCCGAAAATACTCGATATGTCAATTGCTAGTTTACCAATTCTAAGTTTAGGTGTTCCGTAATCGTCGTCTTCAAGTTTTATCCAGCCGAGTCCAGCAAGTAATGCTCCTAAACCCCAAAGCACTGTTCCTATTACACCTTTACCTAAATCACGTCTAACCATATATTGAGCAAGTTCAGGACTAATCTGACTTTTACCAGCTTGCCAATCAGCTTCTAATTTAGCAACACGTTTTTCAAATCTGACTGTATCAACAATAGCTTTGCCAAGTCCGATAGGACTCATTTTAATAGCTTCTTTAAACCAGTTCCATGATGCTGATGCATAAGGTAATAACATTTTATAAGCGAACCATCCTAACTCACTACTATTAGCAATAGATGTCTCAATCTTATTGAAGAAGTTATCCGAATGCATATAGTCTCCTAGTCCTAGTCCAACTGCAGTTGCAAAGTCATTCATAATATTATCTGTTATAGCATCACTTTTAGTCTTAGCTGCATCTTCTTGTATTTTCTTTAAGTCATAACCTTTCTCGGCTAGTATTTTTCCAAAATATCTAAAGGTTGCTTCACGAACATAGCTATCGTCGCTCATTGCTTGCATAAGTTTTTGATGTATGCTATTCATGAATTTGCTCTTAAACATATTTTCATTATAGTATTGATTATATAATGACTTAATAACCATTTGAGCCATGATTGCTTGTTTCGTAGGTTTTCCAGTAGCATCTCTATACATAGCGCTAATATCACTAGGATTATATTTAGATAAATGACTAACTAGATTATCAAACAATTTATTGTCAATAAAGTTCTTAGCAATATAACTTTGTATTTCAGGTGTTATTTGTTTATTGAGTTTTAATTGTCCACGAGAGTCTTTAGTCCATAATCTATTTCCAATAGCAGTTGATAATTTATTAATGCGTTTAAGCATGAAGTTAGATACTTTATTTCTTAGCCAAGTCATTGGAGAAGATAGCATACTCATTGACCTAACTGATACAATTTTACGAGCTATATCTTTCTTCGCGGTTTTGCGGTCAGCAACATATTTTATAATCTCTTGCTGAGTTTTTGTAATAAATGCTATATCGTTTGACTCAACTGCATCAAAGAGTCGTCCTTTAATATCAGCTGGAAGTGTAACTCCATCGATAACCATTTCAGCAGCTTTCATAGACTCTAATGAGTCAAGTGATATTGACAATAATGTACCAGCAGTACTCTTTTCATTTCTAATGGCATTCTCAATTTGAGTTTTAAGATTAGGGTTTAGGTCGGGATATAAGCCAGTTGCTTTTGCTTGTTGATATGCAAATAAGAATGTATATAATCTAATTGCTTGAAACTTTCTATATTCTGGGTCTGTAACATTATTCATTTTAGTATTCAAGAACCATCTGAGAGTGTCTTCCATTTGAGCTGTATCGCCTGACATAAGAATATTAGCATTTTCAGCATAAAATTGTTTACCATTAGCAACATCATATTCAACATTATTAGTCAATCCTTTAACTTTAGACATACGTTTCTTATTCCAGTTAGTATCTAGTAATTGTTTAACTTGGTCATTAGCTTCAACTGGTGTAACAAATTCAAATGTCTGTTCTTTAACTTTAGTTTTATACTCTACTTGTACTTTTTCTCTAAGAGTCTTTTTACTATCAGATTTGACTTCAGTTTTAGCTTGTTCCAATTTTTGACTCATTTTTTCCACTCGTTGTTTTAATTGAGCAGTCGTTTTTTCAGCTTCAGTAATTGACCTTATTCGCTGAGTTAATTGTTTGTTTGCAGCTTTAAAAGCAGTTAACAACGTCTCTAGCTCAGCATTAGACAATGAACGATAATCAGCAGTAAGTTTATAAGTTTTAGGGTCGATATATTGTTTGACTTCAGCTGACAATGAGTTATATCTAGACTTCAATCCAGCAATACGTTTTGTAATGTTTCTACCGACATTTCTCAATTCGTCTTTAATGTTTTTAGTTGTTCTAGGCTGTTCTGATAAAGGAACTTCTTTCGTAACTTCACTTATTTCACTTTTACCAGTTAACATATTTTTAGTGGCTATTAAGTATCTCTTATCAATTTCAGCATCTGACAAAGAATAGAGCTTATTAATTTCAGTCTCTAACTTCTTCATAGCACCTGCTGCTAATTGTTTACGTTGGTCTATAGGTAATGCTTCTAGTCGTTTGCTAATAGTCTCAGAGATATAATCTTCAATAACATTTATTTTTTCTTGTTTATCAAGTGTATCTAGAGTTTTAGCAACATCGTCGTATTCATAAGTTATATCAGCCTTACGTTTCTTTAATGACCAATTCCAAGTATCTGATGTAACGTCACCGGCTTCAACATCTTGTGTAATTTCAGTTTCAGCTCCAATAGTTTGCATAGCAGTTACAAATTTGGCAATATTATTAATATCACGCAAACTAGCTAATGTACCATCATAATGTCTAAAGAATAATGGGTTCAATTGGTCTTCGTCTGCATAAGCATCTACTGTAGTTCCACCTATTTTAGTTGTAATAGCTTTCTTATTTTTCTTGTCATAAGTTGTCTTAAATTCACTATCACTATTTACACGTTCCATTATTTCTTTATTATAATCTAGCATTTCGTTAGGAGTCATTTTAACATATGGGTCTGTTGCTAAATAAGCTAATGTAGCCAACTGCTCAATACGATGACCTAATTGTCTCATATCTTTATATGTTATTTTAGCAAGTTCTTCATTTTTGAAAACATTAATGGCAATTTGCTTAAACGTATAGTCATCGATGTTATTTGCTGTTGCAACATATCCCAATATATCAAATTTACTCAATGTTCCATTTTGAATTTTGCTCTTTAAGAACCTAGGTAATTTATTAAAGTCTTGAGTAGTACTAACAACAAAATCTGTAACATCCGGGTCAAGCTGTATAGGTCTACCTTTCTTGATAAAGTATTTAAGATTAGATTGAGCGGCAACTTTATTAGATATATAACGAGCTTCTTTTATTTCTTCAGTTTCTTTAGGTTTTATGACTCGTTCTTCTGATAGAAAATCACTTAACGATTTTCCTGCTTTTATTTTAGCAAGAGCCGCTTTAGTAAGCATAGGTGGAGTTTCAGTTTTACCTTTAATTACACCTGTACCTAATTCAAAAGTCTCTTTCTTATCTGGAGAAACTAGAGTCTTATAATCATTTTTGTAAGTAAAGCCCATACTTGGTAAATACGTATCAAGTGATATATTTGCCTCTAACTCTCCTTGCAATAAATGGTATGCTACATCTGCAAATGAAGAATGCTGAGTTTTATCTCTAAAAATTGCATAAGTGATTGGAAAGTTTTTAGCTAAATATTGGTTTAATCGTTTAGCTTCGTCATATTCCATAGTCTTAATTAATAAGTCTGAGCCACCTCTAATAACATTAGTATCTTTTATATTTTTGTAAATAATTTCTTGTGTTACATGAGTAAGCTCGTGCATTAATGTATCGACATTAGCTAAATTACCAATAACAATACTATCGCTATTCTCACTTCTCATACCTTTAATATTGCCATTAATGTAGTCAATCTTAGTATCTAAAATAACTTTAGGAATATTCGTCTTATCTCTTACTAAATCACTAACAGTTTTTATTTTGTTTTTTAATAAGTCTTTAAACAAATTAGTTGTTCCATCTTCACCTAAATATCTGTCAATCAAAAAGTCAGCTTTAGATATAACTCGTAATGGTCTAAATTCTTCGTCGATTGTCATTGTATGATTTGAGATTTGGAATAATGCTTCAGCAACAATGTAGTGTCTATCGGCTCTATTATTCATATCTTTATTTCGTAATAGTTCTTTTACTTCAGGACTCATTTTAGAAATATTACTAATATCATTTGCTAAATTTTCAAGAGTATCACCGAAGTTATCTTCTAATATTCCAACATAACCGCTTTCAAGTTCAGATAAACTTTCTCTAGGAGCTGGCAAATAAGTCAACTTTCCTAAATTAACACTATCGATTTTATTTCCATATAATTTAGCCAAAGATATTAGACTTCCCCAAGCATCTAATCTTTCGTTTAGATTAGCACTTTTTACTTTATTACGTAAAGCTTTATAACTATCAGCATCAATGAATGACTGAAATTTTTCAATATAGAAATTAAAGCGTTCAACATCACTTGCAACAATAGTACCAGATTTAGCGTTCTTAATACCAGTATTAGCTTCATTTGTAAATATAACATTTGAATTTTTACGTATTTGATTTTTAATCTCTATTGGTAATACTGCATTACTAATAGACCCTAAATCTAAATTAGCGAATTGTGTAGCATAAGTAATTATGCCATCTCTCATATTGTTATATACTTTTTGCATTAAAGTATTATAAGCATTCATATCAATAGTACCAGCTTTAAGATTGCTTGCTGCTTTAGCCTTAACTAATTTATCAATACTTGCTAACATCTCAATAGCTTCGGTATGATAGCCTCGCTCACCACTTAACAATAATATTTTAGTATAGAATTGTTTATCGAATAATAATGCAGTTATGGCATCTTCAATATTACCTTCTACACCAACAATTTTATTATATTCTTTAGTTATCATTTTACGTTGAGCTTCACTCAATTTAAGTCGAACTTCTTCAGTTACTTGGTCGTAAGCTTCCGCTGTGAGAATTTTAGCATTGTCCATACTCTCAAGCAATTCAGTACCAACAATAAGAATATCACCTGATTTAGTAACAACATTACCATCAACTGCGACAACAGCTTCAGCTTTAGTCGATGCCAATATCTTTTTAGCATTTTCACTAACTTCAGAACTCATAATTTCAGACGTTACGTTTTCGTCAATTTCAGCAGCTTTTTGAACTTTAGTATCCGGAGTAATAATATTGTCAATTTTACTTACATTCTTTTTCTGTAATTTATTCTTTACTTTATCTAACGCTCCGATAATTTTTTCTTTTAATGTTGTTTTCTTCAAATCGTCTCTTTGCAATTCAGCCCATGTATATTCTTTAGCAAATGTATCAAATAAATCTTGTGCATAATGAGGACTCATAGCTTTAATCTTTTCTTTCTTATTTTCGCTTTGAGCATATGCCATGAGTGCTTGATTTGCTTTATATGCATTTGTTTCACCAAAGCTTCTCATGACTTCACCTAAACTATTCATAGTAAGACTCATTTTCAAAGCTGCTAATTGTTTAGCGTCTTTATTAGCTTTTGGGTCATTAAGTATATCATTCCATTCATTCATAGTTTTAAGAGCTTCATTGAAGTTCATAGTCTGAAATACACCAAGTCTATAGGCTTTACTGTCAATATCAGTTCCAAGTGCTCGTTTACTTTGCGGAATATGGGTAAGTGTATTAAAACTACCGATAATGATACTTGTTAAACCACCTAAGAAAAATGATTGGGTTAAGTTTTCAATAGTAAATGTTTCTTCTGCTTGTCCTTTATAAAATTCTCGTAATTTAAGTTCAGACCCTGCTTCTCCATACATGAAATTAATAAAACTATCGGACATATCTTGAAGTACTTCTTCGAGACCTTCTCTGCCAGCATCTTTAAGTGCTCGTTTAGCAAAAGAAACAAATGCTTTTCCTTCTGTAGTTCCAACTGTAACTGCACCCATTTTAGCAGCATTAACTTGTCCTCTAAGTCTAGCGCTAGTACCAAAGCCAATTAATTTACCTAATGCTTCTTCAACCGCTAGTTGTCCGACTGCTTTAAGAGCTGCATTTCCAATAACATTTCCAGAATTAAGGTCTTTATAGCTAATACCATTCATAGAAGCGTAATCTAAAGTTTCACTAATATTACCGGAGAATATTCCAGCATAGAATGTTCCAGTACCTGCTAATTTAGTAGCAGCTGCAGATAGTCTAGGAGCAATAGTGGTCATACCGGTTTTTCCAAGTGCGCCACTTACTCCACCAGACAATAACATCGACGGTAGCATATATCCAATTGAGTCCCAAAGTCCATGCCAAATATTGCCCCAATTGGTATACGATACTCCTGAGCCAATCTCTTGTCCAATTAGTCCTTCAGCTCCAACAATTTCAGAAAGTTCCATGTCTCTATATCCAGCTTCATATGCTGAAACTGCATTAACGCTGCTTGTATAATCATGAAGCAAATCATATGATATAGCGTTAAATCTATCTGAGAATAAAGCAAATGGTTCGTTCATATCGTCGTCTTGAAAAGCATATAAGAAACGGTCGCCCCAATTATCGTCATTACTAAAATTAGCAATCATATTAATTAAGCCTTCACCGACATTCCATATATCCTGTACAAATCGACTAGCACCTCCTATAACATTAAGTGCTCCAGCAGCAATAGTTGCCCAAGTCTTTTTCCACCAAGACATATTTTTCTTTTGTTCTTCGAGAACTTCAGCTTCATGTCTTTTGAAACTTTCTTCCATAACAGCAATTGCCCATTCTTGGTCAGTATAGTCTCCAATTTTAATTCCACTATCAGTAAGTCGTTCTATTTTGTTTGTGTTGTCTAGATATGGTATACTTAATGATAGCATATATTCGTCATAATCAGCAAATTGCGAATAGTCTTTCATAAGTTTATCATAGTATACATTTTTAATAGACTCTCCTGTCTGTTCACTTTTTTCAGTATTTTTAGCTAAGAGGTCTATAAGCGCGTTTGTTTCACCGCGCTTAGCTGCTTCAGTCCAATACTCGTCATTGAGATATGGATTACCTGAAGTCTTAAATTTTTGATAAGCATAAGATGTAGGGTCGAGGCGCAACTTATCAATTGCTGAGCCTATGGCTCCAGTTCCTCTTTGAATATCCATTACATCTTCGCCAACTTTTGGTCTTATCATAATTCCTCCTTAATGCGCTCTACACGTCATTATAACATTGAACCGCCTTTCATTCCATAACCTTTGCGGCTACTCTCTTTCTTATATTTTCTATAAGCATCTATTTTATCTCCATAAACTACTGAATTGCCTTGAGCTTTTTCAGCAGCTTCTTTAGCAGCTAATTCTTTAGCTCTCTGCTCGGCTTCTGCTTTCAATTTTGCTTCAGCTCTAAGTTGTGCATTTCGTTGAGCTTTTTCGCTAGATGTTCCTAAGCTTCTAAGAACTTCTTCCCATCCACCACCATATAACCATTGTGAATAAGCTCTATCGACACTAGTATCTTTTAATTGGTTAGTCATCCATTCTATATAAGACTTACCAGCTTGACCTTCAACATCTTTGAATGTTCGAGGTTGCACTTGCAATAATCGTTCATACATGTCAGTATCAAGTTCAATATCAGTAGTACTTGCATCTAAATCAAATAAAGCTTGCCAAGTGGAATTCTCAGCACTAAGTCCTTTAAGATATTCAAAGTAATTATCCATACTATTAAGAGCTCTATCAATATTAGAAACTTCAGTTTCATATTGTTGCTGAATAGCTGCTCTAGCTTCTGTTTCTTCTTGTGCAAATTGTGCTCTAGCTGATGCTGCAGTTTGTGCTGCTTGTTTGCTTGCTTCAGACAATGCTTCTTCTTGTCCTTGCAAATAAGCTTGTTTATATCCTTGTCCCATAGCTGACGCCATAATATTTCGCTGGTTAGCAAGGTATGATGCATATGCATTATCTATAGTCTGAGCGTAGGTTTCTGACAAATTTTGTAAAGCAGTTTGTTTCTGAATGCCTAATTCTATAGCGGCTTTATCATATCCAAATGAGCCTTCTTCGTCTCTTCTACTTGCTACATATGAGCCACTTCTAGAACCAGGAACGCTAAATCCTCTCATTATCTCACCTCCTCTCCAATTTCATATTTGATACCTATACCATTAAGTTCTAATGGTGCTGGGGTCGCAGTGCTGTCATCATTACTAAGTCCCCATTGTACCTCATTAATTTTCCAGTAATTAAACCGTTTTACAAAAGTTCGTAGTTCTTCTATTTTAAACATTACTGTCTCAGGGTCTCTTAAAGTTATCTTTTTGCGATATAATTTGATTTGTGCTAACATGCTTTTAGGCAATTTAGTATTATCGCTATCTGACAATTGAAAGATTAATTGTTTTAAGTTCTTATAATAATTAGGTGCTTTCATGTGTAATGGTTGTGACAATACATACCAGCTAATTACTGACTTACTTCCCCCACTTTCATATAAATCAAAATACTGAGCTGACTTTTTGAAAATTAATAACTGTTGATTTATAAGTCTTAACGAAGTTTGGTCAGTTAAAGCAATCAATGCTATAATAGGTATTTCCCATTTCCACCAAGATGCTTGTGTCAAGTCGTATATTAGAATAGTTTGAGTATTATTAGTAAATACTAATCTATTTCTATGTTGAATAATGTGTATTTCTTCACTAGCATCAAAGAAGTCTAACCACATATCTTTTACATTATCAGTCATATATTGGATAACTTGGTCGGTAGTTGCCATAAATGCTTGATAATTCATTATAGCTAAACCACGTCTAGTAGGAAATACTGTATATGAACCTTCTAATGTATTTATGATTGAGTCACCTAATCTTATACCAGTAGATAATTTAGTATTATAGTAATCATATCTATATCCATAAGTCTCGTCCGTAACTTTCGAACAAATAACAACTTTATGCAAGAAGAATAATGCTATTTCAGTAGTTGAGATATTTATCATTCCGGTAATATTATCTATAAACGATTGATTGTTAATAGATGGCAAATTGAAATAAGTATCGGTTCCATCTTTTACATTTGCAGTTATTTGTAACAAATTATCAAAACCTAAATAAAGTTCAGTTCCGCTATAACTAACTTTAGGAACTTTGTTATATGCTGTAGTTTTCTTAAAAGTATATGTGATAGTAGCAATATCGCCATCTAATAAACTATTAGTATAGATTAGTCCAGTGCTAGCATCAACAATATAATAAGTCTGTTCTTCAGCAATAGTTAAAAGTCTAGCATCCATAAAAGTTGAACCATTAAGAGTATTTGGCAATAATGGATATAAGTTATAACCAACTGTAGACTTTTTCTCTACCAATGTTTTATTAAGAATGATTAGCCCTTCGTTCAAACTTAGCGGTACAGGTGCCCCGTTACTTAAGCTAAATGAGCCATCATGTGTATCTGGAAAATCAAATAAAATTCGTTTACCTCCAGCTATAGCTGTCGCACTAGAATTTAGTGAACAACGAACAGTCTCATATTTCCAAGGAGTAGGGTCGCTTAATGATTGTGTTGGTTTAGTAGCATAATACATACCAGCTTTAATACTTATTGAAGACTCTCCATATCCAACAATTAATTGTTCACATACTTTATAATCAGGAGTTCCCGATGCCGGTACACTAATAACTAACATTTTATTTTGTATTTTATCTCCAACATACGAAGTAGTATCACCGCCTATAACAAATAATATTAATTTTTTAGTAGTAAGAGTACCACCATTAAACAATACAATATTTGCTATTAAATTATTGTCATTATCATGACTATAAGTTATATTAAGAGCTGTTTTTGCTAAGTCTTTATCTATGATATTATCACCAAAACCCAAATAATCAGCTAAGTTATAAGTAGCAACGGTTTCTCTATCTAAGTTTATATCAAGATAATTAAAGAAATGAGTGATATAAGTCAATACTTTATCTTTAGTCTTATCAGTTCCACTATATAAACCTGGACCTTTGAAATAAAGTCGAGCTTCAAGTATTGGTGTATATATCGGAGTTTCTCCAGGCTCAAGAGTAGACTCATTGGTTTTAATTGTCAAAAATGAAAAAATATCTCCAGTCTTAAAACAACAAATATTATTTTCACCCTTTCCAACTATTTGTTGTTCACCATCAACTCTGATAATATCAGCCCAAGTAAAATCGCCTAAATTGCAGCGATATACGCCGTCTGATGCAACAAAGAAAAAGTAATCTCCATCTTCACTAATTGAAGCTATATTTAAGAATGTTCCTTCATATGATGGATAATATACTTTATCAAAAGTTTTGCCATTAAACGAATATAAAAAATATTGGTCAGTTGCTATACAAATTCTTCCTTTTGCTACTGTCATTATATTATCACTTTGTACTTTAGTAGTTGTAGATAGTCCTCTTAAAATACGATATTCAGGATAATTATAAGTAGCAATAATATCACCCCAGTTATAAGTCTCTTGACTAGTAGTAACTTTGACATTACCATCTGCTCTGGTAGTAGTTCCAGGTATTAGTTTAGGAAGTTCAGGATGACTTTCATTTGACCAAATATATTCTTCTTTAGTCGACTCTGTGAATTCATTTCCAGGCAAATTAGTTATTTGGCCTCCGATAACTCGTTTAACAACTGGAATATCAACAAAATCTTCAATTGGTTTCCATCCGGGTAATGATTGACCTAATGTCATATTATTAAATTGATTAGTATCAAATACATGTGCTCCGATGTCGTCATTAAAACAAATTATATAATGGTCAATACTAGCGATATGATAATTAGTACTTACTGACAAAATTAAAGTTAAACTCGCATTATTGGCATCTGTGATTTTATCATTATTATCCGGAACTACTTTTATAAGTATTCCGTATTGTTTCCATCGTATTACATAAACCGTATTGCTACCAAATCGCTTAATATCTAATAAAGTTTGGTTTTCACTCCAGGCTTTATATCGTTCTCCTTGAGCATCAGCTATACCATATTCTGGTACTTTGTCTACTTGCAAAGTAGGACGACTGACTAAACGGTCATTCCAGTCAACATATACATTTTTAGCATCACGAAAAGACTCTTGGTCAATAGCATAAATATTGTCGTCTTCGAGTATGCCTTTGAAATTCATTTGATTGAAGTACTTATTATAATTATCTAAATCAGTATCAATCTCAGGTGGTAATCGTTTATATGTTTTCATATAACCTCCTTACCAGTCAGGCTCTATTTCGTTGAGAGTCATAAAGTCGCCGGATGTGCAGCGAGCTAATGCTGTTTCAAACTCATAGCGAATGACGTTTGCTTTTTGCATATTATCTACTTGCAAACAAACTGCTGCAATATAAAGTGGAATAGTCAAGAATATATCAGCTGGCATATCAATCTCTTCAGTATCAGCAAGTCCTGAGTCGAACCTATACCACAAATATCTTGCAGGTATTAAGTATCTTCCAGGTTTATAGAATTTAAGTTGGTTTTTACTTATATATGAAAAGTCATAATCTTGTTTAGCTTTTTCACGAACATAACCACTTTTAAGTTTATATCCAAATGCATCAGCTTCTAATTGTTGAGCAACAGAAGGTTTGTATTTAACATATTTCCATGCTTGTTTATTTGCAAAAGCAATAAATGTATCAGACATTGCAACTTTTTCATTGACTTTATAAATATTTTGTGAGTGATAATAATTCTCAAGCTCTTTGTCACTCAACATTCTGAAAGGACGCTCTCCTTGAATATTTACGTCCCAGTTTATCTCTTCTTCGGTTGCTAAACGAAAAATCTCGCCATCCATAACGAGTGGCGAGAATTCTTCAACAACCGTTATGTCGAGATATTTATACATAGGTTTGCTGCTACAGATTGCCTGCATAGCTTCATTAGCGAATATATGGAACCTAGACAATAAACCCATTGCTTGAGCTTCAGTTTCGTCTATATCTAAATGTGCCATAACTGCTTCCCTTATGTATCCATAAGTAAACATAACTACCTCCTATATGAGCAAGCTCTAGTATTCTGGAGGTGAACACTAGAGCGCTCTATTAAATTGTAAATTTTTGATTAATTATTCACCGTCAGTAACTGCTTTTGTAATAACTGGGTCAGTTTCAGAATTGATAACTTTGACAGCATTTGCAAATACAACTGGTTTAATTTCAGTAAATGTTGATTTATCATCCCATTCACCCGATTGACCTGCTGGAAGGCCGATATAAACATATGCAATACCTCTCCATGTTGGGCAGAAGAAGTCAAATGCTTGTTTAGCAAGATACTTAATTCCTTCTGGTTCGTCAGTCTTAACTGCTTTCATTGAGAAGCCGACACGTTCAACCATCATTGGGCCATGGTTAGCTTTATTGTAAGCTGGGTCCAAAATCAAGAGACCTTTAGCAACTCCATCTGTGCCTGTAGCAAATTGTGGAATTGGTTGGTCAATATTTCCATCGAGATATGGTGTGTAATATCTATCGAAACCATTCTTAACAGTATTAAGTGTAGGTTTACCAACTGCATATGAGAAATCGTCAGCAGCCATAATAGACTCAATAGCAGTCATGAGTTGTGCATCTTCCGTAGCAACAATTTTCTTTCTGCCATTTACACCAGCACGTTTTCCATTATCGTCAAAGTATTTTGCCATAATGGTTTTGATTTGGTGAAGACCATTTGCTAATTTAGCATAAGCAAGTGGGTCACTTCCATCAAGCTTGATATTAATGTAGAATTTGTTTGATTGCTTCATAGCATTAAATTCTTCAGTTGACATTCCTTCTGATTTAACAATAGTATGAGCATTTGTGAAAACTGGGTTTTTAGTCTCAGTCATTGGGTCGCCATCTGTTGTATCAGCAGAATTAATTTTCAAGTAAGTTTTAGAAACTTTGTCGTAAATCTTTTTGCCGAAGAATGCTGTAAGAGCATACATACCAAACTCAACAACTTGACGTTGCCAAGCGATTTGATAATTGTCGAGTGTGTCTTTAATTCCAGAATAGTCAGCTTCTAACAATGTTTGCCATGTGAAGACAACTTTTCCGTTGAATGGTTTGTAAGAGATTGTTGCTCTAAAACCATCACCACTTGAGAAACCTGGATAAGCAGCATAATCAACAGTTTGTTCGAATGCTTGCTTGAACCCTGTGCTTGAACCAAATGATTTTTGGAATTGGTTCAAATTAACAGTTTGATAGATTTGTGTCAATGGGTTTGATTTTTGGAAATCTTCTTGACGTTTTGCATATAATTCGTCAAGAGCATTCATTAACACATTAAATGTTTGAGGCAACTTAAGGGCCTCGTCGATATTAAAAAATTTCATGACCTATTGCCTCCTTAACCTAATTTGACGAGCTTAATGTCGTCTGCGTTCACGATTTTATATACTGCAACTGTTTTCATGTCACCACCAGCTGCTGCGGTTCCTGTATTTTTACAGATAAGATTTGGTAATGTGCTATATTTTTCTGTGTAGTTATAATCTTCAGGAAGGTCTCTAATTGTGTCGTCTGATTGAGCAATAATATGTGTTGCATCGCCAATGCTTGTTTCACTAACACCTGTTGGAGCTACAAAAGCTGGTTTAGTTCCTGAACCAACTGTTGCTGTTCCAAGCTTTACTAATCTGCCTGGAGCATAACCAGTTTTAGAAGAGTCTCTAAGTCCAGTATCTGTTCCGCCAACAACACAAGCTTCCATTCTGATTTCTCTTTGTAAGTAGCCGGTTTTGAATTCAGCTACAATTCCTGTTTTTGCTGCGTTCATGCATAACCTCCGTATTCATTTTGCGTATTTAGTTAGTCTGCAAATACTAATCAGCGACTAATCAATAGTCATAGTTTTCTTGGACAATTCTTCCTCGGTAATGTCCGGAAAAACCGACCGCCAAATTGCTTTTTCGCTTTCTGTCAGTTTTCTAGCCTTAGTTCCAACATTTGATTGGTCTGGACTTGCTAAATGTTTTAAGCTTCCTTTATCTTGATTAGCATATCGTCTATTCAATAATGCTTCTCCTTGTGTAGCTAAGTAGGCTTGTTTCAAGTCTCCAATTTTTTCCCACATATCTAAAGTTTCTTTTGGTAACTCATCGATACTTGCGAAATTATTTCCTAACTTGTTAATTTCTTTTAATTGTGCTGTGACAAAGTTTGCTTTTTCATTAGCTTCGATTTGTTCTAGTTTTTTAAGTCTAGGGTCTTCAGCTAAACGCTTTTGAACTAACTTCTCTACTACCGCACCTATTTCTTCTTCGTCTAAACCTGCATCTCTTAGCATTTTTTGTTCGTTAGCTTTTTGCATTGCTTGATAACTGTCATATCCAAGTTCTTTAGCAATTTTCTCTTGAGTCTCAGCCTCGGTTTTCTTACGAACAGTATTAATACGTTCGCTGACTGCTTTAGTCATATTAGGCTCTGACTCTTCTGAAGTTGTTTCCTGTGGTTGAACTTCAGGTTCTGGGTCTTTAAACAAGTCGTCAATCGAAATGTTTAATTCGTCGTTTTCTTCAATTAACATTACTTTAGTCTCCTTATAACCGGTGGTGAGTTCGGTAAATTAGCACCTGCAATAATTGTCCCGATAATCAATTATTGACTTATTATATATTATTGAAAATCGGGATAATTATGTCACTAAGTTTATAGATTTTGTGAATTTTTGAATAAGTTTTCTGCTGCTTCGGCAGGAGTTGGCTCTTTAGGTTCTTCAACTATTTCAGTTTTAATTACTGGTTCAATATATGGTGCAATAATTGGTTTCTTATTAGCCCATTTTTCTAAGTCTACACAAGCATCTTCGACAATAGATAATTTCATACGAGCACCTTTGACTCCAGATAATGCACCCATAAAAACCGCACTAAGTAACGAACCAATAGCAACAATAAGTTTAATTATAACGGCTGCTATATTTCCACTTATAAGTTCTGGTACCAATGAAGCACCTACTGAAATTAGTAATATTGAACTTAAAAGTTTACTAGTTGATTTACGAATAAAGAATTGACGGTCTGCTGCTAAGTGTCTTTTGTTCAAATTCGAGTCTTGATAAGAGAACAAAGACATAAGTTCCATAGAAGTACTATAACCACTATCCGGATATTTGTGATGTTTAATGCGCCACATTAATCTCTTATAAGCAAAGCCTTTATATGGTAGTTCTTTAATACCTTTGACTATTCGAGTTTTAGGCTCATTAGTTTCCGGGTCAATAATTATATTGCCATCGGGGTCAGTTTCTACAACGGTTTTAGTCTCAATAGGTACTCCGGTCTTTTTCTCTACCCATCTTAGCCACTTATTAACATATTCTTCGTTAAATGAGTCAATTGCTATTTGTAAGTCTTGGTCAGTCCAATCTTTAATAGCTACATAATATCTAGCATGAATACTATATTTGTTAGTTGACTGCTGTGCAATATCCTCTTCCATAACTTTCTCATATTGTTTTCGATAAAATGCATTCCAGTTTACCCATGACAATAATACTGATACAGCTGAGAATATTCCTAATGTAGTCCAATCAATTTTAATACCTAACTTATCAATTAATGAAAAGTAAGTTAAAATTACAATAGACCCGAGTAACAATAAATATGCAGCAAAGCTAATCAACTTAGTAAATATACTATTCATATTAAATAATCTGCTTAAGTCTTTACTCTTTAGTTCCGTCTGTTGGTTCTTCTTGTCCATCGTCCACCTCCGTTTTTTCTTCTTTATCTCGGACGCTTAAAATATAACTCAATTTAGTAATATATGCTATTGCATAGCATATACCTATTAAATAAGCTGCTCCTTTAAGAGCAACTGCTCCTGCTTCTAAACCTATAACTAAAATTAGTAAAAAGCCACCTATAATTACAACTTGTATCAAACTAATGATAGTCAGCCATAACTCTTTATTAAACCATAAATACTTAATCTTTTCAGGTGAGCCTACTTCTATTTCATAGTCATGCTCTAAAGCAACTTTTCTAGTTCTCATAGTACTTTCTATATTACTTATAAGAAACTTACGAATGAAAGTCCATAATAACAAAGAACTTGCCACTAATCCAAAACTAATTTTGAATATAGTATTATGACTTTGAAAGCCCTGAGTCATAATTGAAACAATAGGAACTAATACAGTGAGACAATAAAAAGTAATATTAAACCAAAGCGGATATTTTAGTTTTTTAATGTTTGGTTTTTGTTTCTTGCTCATATATACCTCCTATTCATTTATAATAATTTCGCCATCATTCTCTGTAATAAGTTTAAGTAATTGGTCAATTTCAGCTTTTTGCTCTTCTGTCAATTTATTTGAAGCTGCTGTATAGTTAAGTATCTGTAAAATCATTGCCATCATTTTAGTTTTAAGAGCATCTACTTTTTGATACTCTTTCATAAATTCTTCTTTCCACTTACTTAGTGTTTCTGTAACTTGTTTGCTTAAGTTGACTTTTAAGTCTGTAGGAATTTTAGCAGTTTTGAATGCTTCTACAATTCCTTGTTGAGTTACTTGTAAATTATTCTTAGTTTCTTTTTCAACTAATTTAAGTTTTTTGTTAGTTTTGATAATTTCAATAATTGCTTTAACCGAACCTCCAATAGCTCCTGTTCCAATTAAAGCTGATAAAATCAAACCTCCCCATTGTGCAAACCATTCCATTATAAATTACCTCCTTCTTTAAGAATTTCAATGTCAGTTTTGAGCACATCTACTTGTCTATGCATATCGTCTAATTGTTTCTGAAAATGTAACATTTGTCTATTAAGTGCTTCTTCAATCATATGTTGTACTTCATATTCGTCAATCATAATAAATTCCTCCATTATTTTAGAATTTTGATTATCACATTCATAGGCAGTCATTAGGATATATCTCGAAGATTTGATTGTTAATCTTTTATAATTTATCGGGATATTTGAAATTATCTCAAAGATATATCCTAAATTTGTCTATAGCAATAATTTAAGAAATCAAATAAGTCCATCCAGTTGGTAGATATATTAAGCTGCCTTGCTTATTAGGCTGTAATACATTACGAACAATATATTCGTCACCAATATTAGTTTTAGGAGCTCTAACTTTTATCAATTTAGACCCGACAACTTTATAGACTTGATTTGCTTCTAGTACTCCAATACTTTGTCCATTATAAGCTGATTGTACATTATTTGCTTCAACCGATGTTCGAATTAACAATGGGAGTTGTATCCATCCTTCTTCTAATGGAACTAAATTACCAAGAGCTTTAGAATAATAGTAAAATAATTTTTTGCTATTAACATATATAATGTCTAAATCATTAAAAGCTTCATTAACAATAGGCTCTTCTATAACCCAAGCAATTATTCCTTTAAGATGTCTAGGATTAGTATTAATTGAAACTAATTCATTTAAGGCTATAACAAAACTATCTTTATTATATGTTCGTAATGACTTGAGATTTCCAATTTGACTAACTAATTTTTCCAATGCGCTTAATCGGCTATTGATTTCTTCAATGTCTACTTCTTGGTTCCAATACAATACTGTATAGTCTTTAGCAATATAGCATTTGCCATTATACAAAACAATAAAGTTTGTATCACCAGACTTGTCTCCACCTATTCTTAGTCTAATTTGTTCAAGTTTATAATTTCCAGACTTTGAATAGACTTTGATAGTAAATACACTAGGTGGATATTCATTAATTATAGTACTCATGATTTTCTCCTTTTACCAGATTTCTTAGCTTTGCGTTTAACTGAATATGCAATTGCTACTGCTTGTTTCTGGCTTTTACCAGCACGCATTTCACGTCTTACATTTTCGCTAAATGCTTTTTTAGAACTTGATTTAATTAATGGCATATTAACCTCCTATATTAATTGAGTAACAGTATCAGTAATTGCTCCAATAGTTCCAGTAATATATTTCGCAGTTGAAGCATCGACTGCATTGGCTACTATTGAATTGCCCGCTTTTGTAAGAGTAACATCATATAGTAATACTGTATTAGAACTATCGGCCGCAATCGCTCCTGGCAACATAAACATATCGTCAATATTTGCCGCATTGGTAATCATTCCACCATCATTTGAGAAGTAATGATAAATTGCCGAACCATTGATAGTAGTTGTAGTATCACTTCCTGGTGCTAAAACTCCACTAAATGAATACGAAATTATAATTTGGTGTTTGTATAATGGTTGAATTGACGTGAGAGGCTTTTTACCATTAATTGTAATAGCGTCTTTAGTAATAGACAAGTTCTGTAAATCAGCACTACCGTTTTCAAATACTCTAAATGAAATAGCTCCATCTTCATTTGCGATTTGTGCATAAGTTTTAGATGTTGAACCTTGTGGAGTTGCATTTGCTTGTAACCAAGTAAGCAATTCTCCTTCTGGTTCTGTTTCAAAAGTTATAGTTCGATAATCTGGATTAACCCATTGCTCTCTAGAATAATCATACAAATAAAATTCTTTTCCAAATTCCGCCTCAGATACGACCGCACATAAATATTGGTCATAATAATATTCTAAGAGCGTAAATATGTTAGTTGACTGAGTTGTTAATTTATCTTTTGTTACTCCTTTAACTGTAAAATTCGGAGTTTCAAATGTTGTATGTCCGGAAATTGAACCAGTTGTTATTATATTAGGTTTTTCATTTAATACCCAAGTTAGAGCAACTGGTGCTAATTCGCTTTGAACAGGAACATATCCTGCTAAGTCATCTTTAATTACAACATCACTTTCAGTACCATTGGTCTTAACTTTAGGTTTTATTCCAAATAAAGTTTTTGTTGAGGATATTCCAATTATATTATTATTTCCAGCACTATCTTGAGCAACTAAAGTAACTGTATCATTACCTAATGTAACTTTAGCATTATTTGCTAAATCACTAGTAGTATCAACAACTGCAATTTCAACATATTCTTTAGAAACCGTCATTCCAGATTGAGTAGTACCATTTTGGTGATATATTGAAATAATGCCATCAATCTCGTCTGTCATCCATACATCTTCATGAATTGAGTTGGTATCGACATTTTTAATAACAGAATGTTTGAGGTCCGGACCAATAAGATTTTTAACAGATTGCCATCCTTGACCATCTCCGGTTCCAGTAAACAATTTAAGATTGCTAATATCAAATGTCGAGTTAATCTCATTACCTGCAAAAAATCTAAATGCCTCTAAGTCAGCATCAGTCAATGTTCCTGAACTAAACTTTGAATAGAAGTCGACTGGTGAGCTATAACTATTATTTGCTCCATAATTATAAAACTTAGCCTCACCGTATCCGGTTGGAATACTTATTGTAGTACCATCGCTCAGAGTTATTCCGGTAATTGTGATTTTAGGGTTTTCCATAGTTAAATCATTAGACTGATAAACAGCAATATATAATGATTTTGTCAAAGTTTCAGAAGCAAACCAATTAGTAAGTTTGCTAATCATATAAAAGCCATTTTCGTCAGTAGATACCCAGCCATTATCGTCTGCTGAATAAATCATTTCTTGAGTCTTATCTAAACCACCCGGTAATAAGTCACTATCAACATGATAGTTAAGTGTAATTCCATTCTGATAACTATCTAGCTGACTTAATTCGCCTAATGCAATATATGGTATCCAACTTTTTATTCTAGAAGAGTCAATATACTTCATTTTTCCTATATCAGCACTTGAAGTATTTCCAGGTTGAACATCTACTGAATAATCTTTGTCTTGAACAGATTGTTTTATCCATTCATAGCGACCTTCACTAGCATTAACTGCACGTCCTTTATACCAATGACCATTGGTAGGTTCTTGACCTTCATAATTAGACTCACCGACAAATTGAACGATTTTACCAACATCTTCAGCAGTAGGTTCAGCTAATTCAGTTACTTGAATTTTTTCAGCTGATGCACCACCTAAAGTCATAGGTGCTCCATTAACCCTTAGAGCTTGAACTATTTTAGTAGTATCAATCATTTCTCACCTCCTCGGTTTCTACAATCTCTTTTATATCATAGCATTCCGGCGCATAATACTGAGTCAATGTTCCTCGACCAGCTTCTATTTGAATATAGCCGTTTTCAAATGACTTAGCATCATATATTTCTTGATATTCACCGGTCTCTTTATTAGTTATTCTTAGTCTCATTTCTAACCTCCTTTTAATCTATAACTATCAATTGGTTATTCTGAACAGCAACCATATTTGCATATACATTATTATTTTTAATGTATGGATACAATCGACTTTTAAACATTATAGGAAATATCCACTGATTAAGTGCTAATAATTGAGTATCACCATTTGGAATATAAACATAGTCACTAGCTGGTGATATTTTAGTAAAATATAATTTATCACCCGTTTTTAATTGCCAATAATACTGAGTTTTATAATAATTATTTATTTCAACTATATTACTTTCTGGGTCATAAACTAATTCACCTGGACATCGACCTAGATTACCCTCATAAGTCACGAGATATAACTTACCGTTATGAATATTAATATTAGGCTGATATATTCCACGCCAACTGGTATTATTTATTGCTGAGATAAAGTTATCAGTATTATAATCATATCTTACGACTAATGATATATTAGGTGAATTTAGTCTACCATTAGTAGCAATTATATATAAATGTTTATTATATTCAATAGCTCGACCGTTTCCATATAATATATATAATGTATTATTTAATTTATCATATCGACAAATCGAATCACTGGTAAACCATATATCTTCATTAAATAACATATGATTTTTAGTTAAATAAACCCCAGTATAATTATTAGCTGTTCCCCATGTTAAATTCGGATAATTACTAACAGAACTATCAGTAATTTTACTAGACCTACTTATTAATACTTCTTCAAAACTATTATTATTTTCATTAAATCTAACTACTTTATATTCTAATCTGGCAATAATAGCGTCATTATAATCTGCCATATATAAAATATTAGACGTATTTCCGCTTATATATCCAGGTGATGGAGTTGTTATTTTAGTTAAAGTTTTATCATGTTTATATAGATACATATCGTTATTAAAACGGAAAAATATACCTTTATTGCTTTCAAACATGCCACAAATACGAGAATTAGTTAATTGTAATAATAATTTAGCTTCAAAACTGCCAACTTCAATTACATAAATATTTTCATAAGAATAAGTTGAAATATGACCTTCAAAATATACATTTCCACTAGTATCTTTCCATAATCGGTCAGCAGTTTTCGCGCCTTTACCACTAGCATAAGTAATTCCGGATATTAGCTTTAATTTATTTTCACTTATATCGTATTTATATAATCGATAAGGTCCATTCATATAATCGCTATAATATAATTCATTAGCTACTGTGATTAAATGGTCACCTGCTCCAGGTGATAACGTAATATCGTCTTGTACTATTTCAAATAATTTAGTTTCAGAATTCCATTTACGAAATTTGTTCGGTCCACCACCATAACTAAAACTAGCAGACGACATTCCAAAAAGCATACTATTATAAACACAATATGATGCATAATACATAACTCCACGGTCATTAGTTGCTAATATAAAAGTACCAGTATTTCTATCATATCTATAAGTACCAATATCATTTTGAGTACTTCCAGCAGTTGGATTATAGCTTCCTACTGAACAAAAAATTTCATTCTGTAATTCAATAAGCCCATCTGAAGAATACCAATAACCCCAATAATTTCTATAGTAATTAAAAATTTTATCAAATTGATGAGTATTAGTATTAAATCTCCAAATACCATATTGAATATCACTAGAACTGCTAGACCAATTACACCATGCAAATATTAAACCGTCTGAAGTTTCTAAAAATCTAGTTAATGCTACTCCCTCTGCTGCTAAAACTAATTCTTTATTTTCAATATCAACCCAATAAACTCTATATTGATTATCAGCACATTTACCACCTATAAAATATTTTGTACTGTCGCTTCCTTCAAAATAAGTATAACTAGAAAGATTTTGAAATTCTTCGGGTACAGCAATATATTTTATATGTTCTTCAATTGGGTTTTTAACATTAACATTCACATTTACAGAGCTCATAGCGTTAAAACCATTGTCGGGTTTAATGATATTTGCTCCATCCTTAGTAATTTCAACCGATTTAGTTTGTATAACTACATGGTCAGCAGAATTAATGTCAATTTCACAATTGTTTCCATCGATGGTTTGCTGAACATTATAATCACCACCTGGTGCCGTTTTTCTACCACCCAATACTTTGTTAATTATCATAGTCCACCTCCATTGAAACTACTCTGAATTTAAGTGGATTAGTTGGAAGAATATCACAAACAAATGTTATATTATTTTCAGTCTCAGCTGTTGCTCTAACCATACAATTAGCCCATTCAACAATACTTTCCGCTGCAACATCAATTTCATTGCGTTCTTGAATATTAAGTGTAACCGGGACTATTTGAACATTATTATTCCAACCTTCTACAGTTAATGTTAATTCTTGTGAACCAATAATTTGTTTTTCTTTGCTGCTAACTTGTGTATCAACATATTGTTTAATAACTTTGTTTTCTACTGGGTTAATACTAGTATCAGACATAGCATCGTCGATTGTATCGGGATGACTAGTTCCAACAAAATACATTTTCGGGTCAGCTGCTAAATCTTGAGTATACATACTATATACTCCGTTTAATTGACCTATTTCTATTCTGTTTCTAGTATTCGTAATGTCCTTAATATCAAGTACAGTTGTTCCATATCGTAATTTAGGATAGTTAGTGGTATTAGTTTCTGAAAACCCAAAACTATACATTGTATAGGCATCAATAGTCTTATAATACTCTTCAGCACTTTGTGGAACATCATAGTACTCAATTCCATCTTCTAGTGAACGAGTGCACAAGAACCATCGAGCATTTGTTTTTTGAGTTATATAGCCAGCTAATTTCTTAATATTACCGGCATTATCTTTTACATAAACTCCCATGCTTGCCTCCTCATTATATTATATTTTCATTTTGTTCTGATATAATACTTGTTGGGTCAATAAAAGCCAAATTTCCAGCAGCATCAACACCTAAAACTTTACTTGACTCCATTGGTAACAATATAATATTACTATCAGCATCATAATAGAACAATTGCTTTTTGTATTGAGCTACCTCAAGCGGGTCGTAAAGTAGACCCGCTTTTTTGTTAGCTTTTGTGACTACAAGTTTATCGACTTTTAGTAATGTGTTTTCTTCAACAAGAAGTGTATCAGGGTCATTTGCTTCAGCGAGTATACCATTTTTATCTCTTACCATAAATACAATACCCCCTCTGAATAAGTTCCCGGGTCATTAGTAAGTTTGCAGATTACAGTACCATTCAAATTAGGTCCTGGCTCAGATATATATGTTGCTACTGGAAGTGTGCTTGGTGTGGATGGTGGTGTAATCAAAGTAGGCTCTCCACTTCCATTAACTCCTACATACTTACCGACATCACTAGCATTCATGACTATAGTAGCTAATACACCATTCTCGCCAGTATAAACTAATTTTCCAGGAGTCAGAGTTGCTTCTTTAACTCCGCCATTATCACTTGCAATGATAGCACGTCCTGGTATAGTTGTATTGAATGTAGTAATAGTATTATTAGCACCTGATAACAATAATTTACCAGTATCGAGAATATTAACTTCATTACCATTAGTTTTTAGCAAATTCTCTGACAGTAATGTTGACTCAGCTACTTTATTGTTATCTGCTGTAATTAAGAAACGACCATTATTCGTATTAGTTCTAGCTTTAATAGCACCGAAACCATCTGAAACAATAAGTTGGCCTTCAATAGACGAAACATTAAAGTCTTCAAGAATATTTGTTCCCGCTCCAACTTTAACCATTGAGCCTTGAGTTAATAACTTTCTACTCTTGTCTTTAGCTGTTGAAATTACTGAGTCTTTATGAATTCCTGTAATGGTGTAATGAGGTCCTAAAGTATCGGTATAACCATAAAGAATACAATCGTCTTTTAGAGTTTTGTTTTGACATAAAAATGCAGCTGCGCCATACATATTCATACCAGGTGCAATAGTTCCGCTTTGAGCAGTTACTGCCATCAGTTCAGCTTTATATCTGTTACCACTCTTTTTCAATGTCCATAATAATTGACCAGCAGGAATATCTCTAGATATAGTCACAAATTTTTCAGTAGGGTCCATCGGGTCAATTGTAATACCTTGGTCGTCTAACATAGCCTTTGTAACAAAACCGTCTACAACAGTATCTTCACCGTCGTCAACCATCATGATAGTATTATTAGGTATATTATCTTTTTGAGCTAAAAAGTCCTCGTTACTACCTCTCCAATAAGACTCACTAGATGCTTCGGTATCAACAAATGATGTTTGACCATTTCTGTTATGAATAGTCTTAGCTTTTCTAACATATGGAATATTCACTTTACGATTTAAGTCTCCTTCAGCATCTCCTAAGTGGAATACAAAGTCGGATACTCCATTGTTGAATTCACTAGTAATAGTAACATTAGTATCTATAAAATCGGTTTTACTTAGTCTAGTAGTATCAGTTGGATGAACATGGTCTGATTGTGCCCACATACCGGACCTACCAGCAGAAGCTACTCCATCCGGCTTAAATACTTGCGCATTGGTTTCCATGTAGTCTATAACAGATAAAACATCAACATAAGTATCATACCATTCATATCCAGTATCTATTGGTCTAACTGCCCAATAGCTTCGGCTTTCGAGAACAAAAGCTGTAGAACCGAATACTAATTGACTTGCTGGATAAGCTAGCTCTAATTCTTTAACTGTTTGGAAATAACCTAAAAACAGTTTTAGACTATGAATACTATCCCAAATAGATTGGTCTTCTGCATCAAGTTTTGTTAACCATTTTTGTGGCGTATTTTTATCAGCGGTAGGTGGTGCCCAATCTGCAAATAACTTATTCCAAGTTACTTTATCTAAGAATTTAGTCTCTAAGTTACTTTTCATAGTTTGACCAAAATCTTCATAAACATAATCTGCAAATGCTTTATTGGCAACTTTACTTAAACCAACCGAGTCTTTAGTCAATTTAAGTTTTGGAAACCCGTTTTCGTCAACTTTAGCATAACCATCACTTCCTACATAATCTGCATAGTCTGCGAAACCACTTGCAGCATCTGCGCCATATGTTGGCTTAACTTTATAAGTTTGTTTGATTTTAGCAAAATCGACTTCCAATAGTCCGTCATCGGTATACTTTAAGTATCCTTCTGAATTTTCACCAATTTTGACAAGTCCATAACCATTAGTTCTCGACGTTCCACTTTTGTCATGTGCATATGGCCATCTTATTGAAACTACTCCATTAACTCGTTGAAAGTCATTTTTATCAACTTGAATAAGTGATGGTTGTTCTAAAGGGTCATTGCGTTTAAGTTTATATTTAGCATATTGAGTATTAGGGTCAACTGACGTTTCAAAGTCATTAACATTATCAAGCATTACAAAATCAGGTCTAGCAAATGCATTACGATTTTTACGATTGAATTGAACCTCAGCTGTAGAACTCTTATAACTAACTCCTGTAGAAGGGTTGGTTATCGAAACTTCATTGCCAGTATGCTCAAACTCGTCTGATAATAATTTATTTCTACTAATAGTATCAAGTGGGTCAGACAATTGTTCAATTTGCATACTCATTGGCCAAGTCAAAGTTACATGTCCCGCATTAATGTTAAAGTCTCGTTCTTCGAATGATGCTATACCTGGAGTATCTTTAGTCGCTCTAGGCACATAAACATAAACTCGCTCTTCCGGCAGAACTTTAGGTGTTACTGGCCTAATTGGCTGTTGAAATATATTTGCCATTTACTTTCCTCCTTTTATATAATTGTCCTTAAGTTATTAAATACTTCTAGTTTGGTCGGTGTAAGTACTGGTTCAGGTGACTCAATATATCCTAATGGTGAGTCTGCATCAATATCCGGCTGGAACTCTTTAGGCCAATTTGCTTTAACATAAGCATATTGTGCCTCAACTGTAGCTGGCCAATTCTCAGGCTTTCCATGTGCGATATAAATCTCATTAAGTCTAGCTGCCATTAACTGTCCACCAACTGTCGTTATTTGATACAAGTAATTTTGGCTACCCCATTCGCTAGTATCTTTAGACAAGAAATTATAACGAACTCTAGGAAAATAGTCATCTTCAGTAACAATATCGACTCTTTTAATAACTGTTCCAGTTGGACCATAATTTGTATATTGAAAATAGTAATAATACCATTGTTTGTGTCCTAGCTCTGGAATAATTTTGTCGTCTTTAAGTGTATAGCGATATAGTCTATTATGTCTTATACCATTTACAACCGGTTCTTGACCAACTGTAGGTTGACTTGGCAATGATGCTAAACCGTCATATTCACCATCGTCTTCAGGAGTTGTCTGGAAGAACCTAGGAACATATCCAACGCTATTTGGGTCGTCTGAAATCTCACACCACCATGATTTAACATAGCGAAGGTTCTTTTCATATTTAGTACTAGCAATTGTTATAACAAAGAATGGGTTATTAATCATATTGCTAATTAGGTAAGGAACATATTCTACATTACTTCCAGACAATAAAATGTCTAAATTCCAGTCTTCGCCTTGCTGTACTTGTCTTTCATTTCCATAACTTTCCATTTTAACCTCCTACATACTTATTACCGGATTGGTCTGAATAGCTGGAGTTGATGCATAAGTAGACCCTATCACTAATGTTATCGCAAAATCATAACTGAATTCGTCACCAGTTATTGGTTCAACAAAATCAATTTTAATAGTATTATAATTTTTTGCTCCCATATCAGTTTGTGACCATAACCCAACTATTACTCCATGAAAATTGAACAATCCGTTTAACATTGCTTTATCGGCAGTTAAATTTTCTGGAACTAATCTAACTTCATTTTGACCATCTGCACTAATAAATCGAACGTTTGCAATCTTACCAGTATTTGTACCACTTGTGCATTCTTTAATTACTGCTCCGCCCATCAAACAAGTCATAGTTGCACCAGCAAATGGCTGAGACAATGTTAATGTAATGGAGTTAATAGTTGTTCCAGCTGATGCGCTGTCTATTTTGAAACCTAAATTTCCATTTAACTTTGATACAATCTCAACTGGTATATTAGTAGTATCATTAATTTTAATATTCATAATATAGCCAGGCGATGGAAAACCAATCATACCCATAGCTCTATTTAATAAAGCAGTCAAATTACCATTATTATCTGTGCCGACAACTTTATAAGGACCTAATTTTGTAAATGGCAAATTAGTAATCGTACCATCAGCATTCAAATAAGGTATACATTTAGCATTAGGATTATAAGTCTTAACTCCTTTATTTCCTGAACCTAACAAAAGTTTATTTCCTTGAAGAGTACCTGTAGCCACAACAGTATTCGGGTCATTAACTTCACCGTATATTTTGTCTTTGTCTCTTATCATGATTTTACCTCCTGTTTAGGTTTTGCCGTACCACCTTGCATTCCGCCTTGAGCTGTAGCTTGGGTAGTTGTTTGTCTCGTACCGGACTGTGCTCTATTTTTGTTATTTGTTTTCTCAACATTAGCCGAATGTGTTGCTCCGTTGCCTTCTCGACCAGCATTTGCTCTAGCACCACCTTGTTGTCCTTGACCTTGACCTTGAGTTTGCTGACCCATTAATGAATTATTCATGAGTGAGTTCTGAGTACCCGCTCTACCTCCAGCTAGTCCAGCCATTTGTTGTTGGTCTTGTATAAAGGATAGAGCTAATTGAACTGCTTCTGGGTTCTCAGCAAGTACTTTCTCAACATCACTAGGCAATTGCTTTTCTGCTTGTTTTAAGAATGCTAATGCAAACTTCGCTAATGGATAGCCGCATTGGTCTTTCATTTGCCAATACATCTTTAATGCTCTATTTGGATCGATAGTCGTTCCCATTGTTCCATTCAAGAAGTCATTATCAATAAGTTGCCACATTGCTGCTCTATCTTGTGTAATCTCAGTCGCTGTATCTACACTCCAAGCATAATCGTCTCTATAATACATGTTACCATCGTCGTCTTTAGTCAAGAACATGTATTTAGACCATACTTCTTCAGTTTGGCTACCATCTGGAAGCAGACTAACAAACGAACGTTCCTCGTCGCAATATGCTAACAAATTCTTAAATATTAACTCATAGACTCCAGCAAATGCAAGATTTCTCAATGTATCAGGTGCATAGTTTCTTTGTGCTGATGCAGCCATCTGTAATTGTTTTGCTTTACCAGACCTAGCACTTGGATCGTTTTTACCTTGGTCAGTATCAGTAATACCAACAGTAGATTTTGCAATTTCATAAAGCATCTGGGCTTGTGTTATTTCTTCTGTGATATCTGAAACAACTTGTTTAACTTGTATTGCCTGACCTTCTTGAGGTGACTCAACTTCAACGTATTCTAACTCAGCATCTTTAGACTCGATATTTGTATCTTTCATTTTAGTAAGATATGTTTTGCTACGAGCACTCTTCTTCTCAGCTTTATTTAACAATTTATTAATCAAGTCTTGGTCCTCGAGTATCATTTCAACTTCACTTATACCATATATGCTTCTAGGCACATTTATTCTTCTGTATGGTACAAATGGCAATTGTCTAATGAGATAGTGAGGAACTGTAGCTCCGGCTGGTATGCTACCTTGTTTATCAATTATGTTCTCGTCGTCTTGTATATCTTGTGATTGTCCTGTTCTATATAGATTAGTAATAAAGACTAACTCTTCTTTAAGTTTCTCTTGTTTAACAGGAACATACTTTAAGTCATGACTGCCACATACTGGACAAGAGTCGTCAACTGGTACAACAGAGCCGCATTTCATGCACTCACGTCTTTTTCTAATGCCCCACTCTAAATCATTGCAGATAACTTGATTAGTTTCTTCACACCATGAGAACTTACCTACATATCTGTCTTCATTCAAGAAGTAACAATTAACAACAGGAATTATGTCATTTTCAGTAGGACTTCTGAGCTCACGGTTATACATGTCAATTGCTTGTGCAACTGTCATACAAGTCTCTTCAAAAATATACTCAAGTTGCTTGTAGTTCTTTACGCCAGGCTGAGGAAATACTGTGTCTACTGGGCAGGCTGTGACAATGGGATTACCCGAACGCTCATGTGTATTATCGAATGGGTTCCACATAACCTTAAACCAAACTGTAGAGTCAATTAAAACATCATGTTCGGCTTCGTCATTAACTTCCTCAGACAGCATTTTGTCCATCTCGTGCCGAATAAGTGTCTCTGTAGCATTTATTGGTGTTAAGTCAGCATGATACCTAGGTGACATTTTAGGAGCGGGTATTTTTGAATTAATTTTCCCTTCAACTAATTCAAATGCTAATTTTCTGATAGCTTTCATTCGTTTCTCACTAATAGTGCCATCGTCATTTAACACATTAAATTTGCCTTCATATGCATCACGCCAGAGCTTTACCATTTTTGAGTTTGCTCTAGACTTTTCATATTCTGCTTTAGCTATATAGTACTTAGTTCTCCATAGTTCCAGAAGAGTTGTCTCTTCTTCTGTATTTTCATAGGTAGGCTTATTTCGTAAATTCAAGTACGTCAAAACTCGGCTGTCTTTTACGCCTGGATGTACTATTTTAGAATTTTCATTGTTATCCATTTTAACCTCCTTAATGTAAATTCTTCCACTCCATAGGTGCACCATGCATCCTTATGAAGAGGTCTTTGTCTTCTCGACTTTTTAGTGCTTTATAATCGTCCCACATTTCTGGCCACCAATTTGAATATCTAACAAAGCGTTGTACTCTTTTCTCGGCTTTCTCTTCGCCAGTTAACAAAGGTATATTCTTATTAACTGCTTGCGAAAATGCATCAACCATATCGTCATTAGCTCCATATGGAAATGTTCCAAGCTCTTGCTTAAAACAATTAGTATAGCTAAGGTCGCCATCTTCCCACTCAAAGTCATCGGGTGAACTAAAGCGGTGTGCGTCCTTTTCACATGGTATAAAACAATGACCTTCTCTCTGAAATGGTGCCGCAGTCTGGGCTCTTGAGTATTTGCCACCTTCAGGCTCCAACGGATACACGCTCGGGAAATCGTGCTCGTCTATACCTAGTTTTCTGCGCCACTTCTTTAGGACAGACACTATACCTGGGCCGTTTGCTTTGTCTTCGATATAAATAATGTCAATCTCGGGAAACATCTTACAAACCTTAATTATCTTATCTAATGTATCGGGCAAGTCCATATGTTTACGGACCAAATATCTAAGATAAAGGTTGCCTTGCTTTATACCGCCGACTTCCATGGCAACAAAGTCATTTTCTTTGTTATCCTTAAACGTCGCATCGATAGACAAATATATTCTGTCAAATTTATCTGGATGCCAGACTTTATCTATCTCATACTCTTCCCAGTTCTCGGTCTTAAATAGGTTGCCGAGCTCATCACTCGGTTCTCCTTGGTACAATGCATTGAAAACGTGTGCGCCTTGTGATGCTAGATACTTCTCCATAGTATTCATTGCCCATGCACCATCTAGTCCCATCTCAGGACAAATACCTTCTCCGGGTGCTCTGCACAATGGGTCGTTGTGCTGATTTTTCTCAGTGCAAAGAGCAGCGTAATTGTAGTCTCCGATGATTGCTTTCTTTCGATGTCTACGTAACCAACCAATCAAGTCATTTGGTACCCATCTGGTACACATAACAATACATATCGAGCCTGGATTGGCTTGTAGACGAGTCTCAATAGCTGATTGGTAATATTCTATATTGTCTGATACCTTAATCTCTGAGTCAGCATCCTTCATGTTCTTTATTGGGTCATCGATAACAACAATATTACCAGTTTTACCAGTCAAAGGACCGCCCATACCAGCAGTATTCATAGCACCATTAGCCGATACCCACATTTGATTAGCTTGGTCCATAATCATGGTTTCCCATGCTTCCGTCGACTGGACTTTATCGTGTATTTTCACTCGGCCATGCGACAAGATAGGTGCGAACTCTGTAAATTTGTCACGGTTTCTGCGACCAAATCTAGAAGCGAATGTTGACTCATAACCAATTGTCAGGATATTAAGTCTCGGGTTCTTAATCAGTGCCCATGATTGAAATGACTCTGTAATACTCAGCGATTTTCCAGTCTGGGGACTAGCTGATAACAAAATAAGACCGTATGCTTCTCCCGGGTTCGGCCCTTTCTCATAGTCTCGCTGTAAATTAGCAGCTAATGAATAATGATAAGGCGTCATCTGGTAGCCGTAATTAGCAATCTGTAAGTATGCAGGATAAGACTTCAAGCACTTGCGGATAATTATTTCTCCATCTAGACTATTCCAGTTTACTTTGCCATCTCTATATAACTTGACTTCAGCAGGCGTAAGTATCGGATAGCCAAATTCTTTTTGTAAATCCGCTAGAGTTTTCATAGTCTACTCCTTTTATTCTGCGTTATTCGACTTTTGTTTATCTCTATGCTCTTGCAATATAGCAAGTTCTTCATCACTAAGCTCTTCAAATGGACTCTTATTAACAGTAAGTTCTTCTTTTACTTTTCCAGCTGTTCGGTCTAACAATACATTAAATGTTGCATCACTAAATCTAGCTCTTAGTATGTTGCTTTCAACAATTAATTCTGCTTGCATTGGCTCACGACTCAAACCATTTTCTGCTAAGCGAGCTTTTACGTTCAGATATGCCATCTCGTCAAGCTGACTTTGGAAAGTTGGCTCTCCAGTCTTCGGGTCGTAACTAACAGGTAATGGTTTAGCAGCGCCTTCTAGCGCGGTTCCCATCAATTTACGCCAAGCCTGTTTAGCATACCTTTCATCGCAAAACAATGATTTATACTCTCGGACTTCTCTTTCTGATTTAGTCACTCTGTTATCCTCCTTTTTCGGTATCTTTGGACTGAGAGTATCGGGCCTCCGTCCTTATATTATATTTTATTCCCAAATTTAGCTAATTAGGCACTCAGTTTATTATTTTAGCGAAATTTCTAAAAAATTTTATAACCACGGAGTGTTTAGGTATTTAAGTTTTCGGCAACTTTTAATATAAATCAAGCGTGCATATATGCGTGTGCGTGTACACAATCACGCAAGTGTACAAACGCATAAATATGCAAGCACATATAGACTGGTTGGTAGCAATCTCTTTATCCTCATAACCTACTGTCCTTTATAGTATGATATAAGGTCAAAAATTCTGTGGCGCACGTAGCCATATACTATATACCGTTTTCTATAACGCCTCGCAAAGGGCGATTTTTAATATATTTCAAATTACTATATATGTAAATAAAAATAATCAATTTATTTACATATAATCAATTATCTATATTAGATAAAATTCAAGTTGATTATATTATAACATATTGGAGGTTATTATGTTAAAGTTGATTAGAACAGAAAATGGCGTATTTTGCGAAGGGAAAAGGCTCACCATAGTCACTCAAGCAACTAAAGGGCCAGGCAAGGAAGTCGTCAAAATTGAAGGGTTGCAAGGTAGCAATGGAGCAAAATGGGTGTCATTAAGCAAATTGTCAATGGGTGAAAATGTTATTGAACCTATAAAACGCGAAGTCACCAGCGGAGGCAAGTCATATGAGTTGACAGCGGAAGAACAGAAAAAAGTGGATGAGTTGCAGGCAGAAATAGATGCTATCAAAGCAAGGGCACGTCAACGTTATGTGAAAAATCCAGGCTTGAAAACTCAGACACAACTAGAAGCAATGAATGAGGCAGAACGTCTTGAATACATTCGCGATTTGGATAACTATATTGCATTCATGAAGGGAGAAGTGAGATAACTCGCTGAGGGTTGTCTCCATGGAGGTGAGTTATGGTTAAGTTAACCAAAAATCAGTTAGTAGCAGTTGAATTTGAGTGGGCTGATAAAGAACCTATTGAGAAACTGGTGTCGATGGTATATTTTTATAGGCCTCAAGGTATGATTGGCATTCGCGTCAAAATTCAAGATAGACGTATTATCAGCAATGCAGGCGACTTTGTGTTTGAGTTTGATAAAAGGTTGCAACATGAGATTATCAGACGCAGTTATGCATACCGCAAAGCCCGCGACGAGCAAGCATATATAGCATACTGTGAGAGTAATGAATTGACTCGTCGTTTGAGATAAGTGAATGAGCCCGCGAGGGCTCCACTTATTTTTACTCAATTAACCATATTATTGCATGTGAACTTATTACAAGTTATGTTTCAGAATTAATATGGTTGCGAACTTATCATGTTCAAACAAAATTTAAGTAATTAAAAGGAATAAATCATGAAACAAGAAAAAGAAAAATTTATCATTAACCCAATTAAGGTATCCAAGAACCTATATACTTGGAAGAATAAAAATGCTAAGAAACTGGCTAAATTATTTACAGACATGGGTGCTCGTTGCCCTCATATGCTATCATATGGAAAACACATGTATTTAGGTTGGTATGACTGGTTTCCATTTAATGATACAGTTTGGTGGCTTGTGACTATGTACAATCGTCTTACTGCATTAATTAAAGAAACTCCAGATGCTCCTGACTATTATCTTCATTATCGTACTGAATTGTATAAAGCCAATAAGCAACATTTCAAAGGTAGAAAATATCTCAGTAGTGGATATTACGCCACAACTAATGAAGAGTTTGAAGCCCATAACAAATATTACAAGGAGCAAGATTATGGAAATGAGTAAAAAAGCAATTCGAGCCGAATTCAGGCTTGTGTACCACAGTTGCCCGTTTAGCGGGTACCTCCAACGAACAGAGGATGGTAGTATCCTTCCCCTGTTTGACAAAGAAACTTCTGAGGCCATCATGGCTTCAGAAGTAGGATATAACTATTACGATGACGACAAGGATACCTTTCACATTGAAAATCTCTCAAATGGTGGGTGGTTTGAGTCATATCAAGGACGTGACTATGATACAGTTGATGGTATGAAGCATCTCTATCCACTTGGTCAACAAAAATGGAACTGGCAATTGGTCAAAATTGGTTCATTAGGAGGTGAGAATTAAAGAAATTGGATGCTAACTTGCGAAGTTGGACTAAAATGCTGCTTTTTACAAGAAAAATGCTTGTAAACGAGCACTTATGGGCATCAGCCTGATGGAAATTACCTTGAGAAAAAATAATTATCGAGGAAAATGGGCTTCGATTTTCAAGATATTCTCTAAAAATTGAGGGGATTGGGGCCACTATTCAACAAAAGATATAAAAATGATGACTTGAAATGGCGCAATTAGGTATGAGGAGAGATATAAATAGGCGACTTAGTACTATATAATATATCCTAAGTAATCATTTTTATAAATAGTAAATATTATATATCCTAAAATATATACTATCATCATATCCTTATATATTTTTAAGGAATATCTTGAAAATCGAAGCCCATTTTCCTCGATAATTATTTTCCTTATAGTAAGGACATAAGATTTCAATGATATATTTGAAAATCGAAGCCCATTTTCCTCGATAATTATTTTCCTTATAGTAAGGACAAATATGGCTGCACACCTATCAACAAAAATATGTAAAAGGAGAAAGTCAAAATGACAAAATATCTAAGAGTAACCACTCAAAAAGAAAATAACGACCCACAAACTGAAATGATATTAAGCCCATTCAATATCACATGGGATAACAAGGAATTCTTGATAATAACCTACGAGATTGCACAATACAGAAAAACACTTTACATCCCAAAAACAATAATACAAAAAGTCGAAATAATCGTTGAAGACGATTATGGCCAACAAACATGCAAAGAAGTAGACGAAACTGATATGGAGGATGAAGTCGATGAAGATATTGAATAGAAAGACTAGAATCAGAAAAGGCCTGCTCACACTAAAGTCTGCCCATGCAGAACAAGAAAATATTATTGTTAAGAAGCAAGCAATGCAAATCGAACAATTATTGTCTCAAATAGAGGCATTAAAAGCCGATAACCTTGCAATCTCTCAAAGCAAAGAACAGATACTCAAGCAGTACAAAGAGTGCAATGAGGCTTTGAAAAATGAGTATAAGAAGAACGACCTATTGACAGACCATGTTGCAGCATTAATGTCACAACTAAAAGCTGCTAGAGCCGGTAAAACATTACTTGTTGAAGATGGTAGTATCGATGTCGATAATGCTGAGGAGAAAGGTTGGGACATTCTTGTTTATAGGCAAGGCGCAACTCCGCCAAGATATATAGCGAGGTGGTAATATGGTAGAAGAACAAAGAATAACTAACTCAGAAAGTGAACAAACTGACCTCTCTGCCTTGGGCCCCTTAGAGAACCTATCTTTGAAAGAAAAATTAATTTGTCAATTAAGGGAACTTGGGGTTTCAGATAATGGACGAAAGGTAAGGTGCGATAAGGGTAAAAAGCGCGGTCCTAATTCAAAGCCTAGAGTGGACAAAGGCCAAAGACATGTAAATGCTCCACAACAGCGAGAACCATTAACAATATATCTTGTCATGAAGAACAAATTGTTAAAGCGTGAAGTGGAGAGTTCTGAGAAAGGTGTGAGAGTTGATATCAACGGTATATTCATGCCAATCATACGAGAGAATACGACACGCAATGGTGAATATACTTATGTGCATAGAGGAGTAAAAGTAAATCGCACAGTGAAACATATTGCTGGTAGGACAATAGACCTTGAGAAATATAGGTTTGAGGCGTTACAGTCAATTGCGGGTAATTGGGAACCGACAATGAAGGAGAAGTTAGGGTTCTATACTGAATTAGACATGACGCAGGCTGAGACAACTCTTGAGCTATTTACTAGATTCTATCATATAAAAGAAGAAGACTACCTTCGTTGGTCGTATGACCATTGGCGACATGATTATGAGATAGTTGCAGGACAACAATTAGATACACTTACGTTCGATATCATGCATTCACCAGGGACACCAGAGTTCATGCCAGAGTATGCTGAGAGAGTAAATGAATTAAATGAATGCAGACGTATCGAGTTAAGGAGTACACAAGCATATAGAGACGAGAGAGCCATCTATCGTGATAGACTTATTGGTAAGCATATAGCAGAGTTGACTACACATATAGTGAACGACCCTGTATTTGCAGGTCTATCATTAAGACATATAGAAGGCATAGTTAGGAAGGCACTGCCAATGGAGCAGATAAACTTCGCAGTTGAGAGCCATATGAATGAGTGGCTTGAGAATAAAATAAAGGAGACATATTAATATGAAAAATAACGTAATTGGCCTACCAAAAGAAATTGCTGATAACCCTGCAATAAGTCGCTGGAGGAAGTTTACCAAAACTGGAGTATTGTTGACAGAGTTCAAGCGAATACCAACAACACAAGATAAACCTGCTACAATCGACCATTGCCAAATAACAGAGTACCCTATATTTTATGGTAAATGGGTACAGACTCCACAGATTGAAATCGACCGTTGGAATGAAGAAAGAGCCACTAAGTCTAGAGTGTCTAGCGTTCGGCAACAGACGGCGCGTGAGATAGAGATTGAGAAGGCTCAAGCGCTTTTGCAAAAACTATTGGACCAAGTGAATGGAACAGCAAATCAAAATGAGGAGGATTAGTAAAATGAGTAAGATAGTTAATGCATTACTTACTGAAGAAGAAACTATAAGATGCAAGATGGAGACATTAGCATATATAACTGCGGGAACAGCGATATTTACGCTAGAGTCTAAGAAATTGAAGACGCATTACACATATCATGTAAAGAAAGATAAGTCTAAAGAACAGTATAGAGTTTATTGTCTATTTGGTCAAGATAATACTGCTAGTGGACGACTCAAAAAGAATTGGCGATTTATTGGTTATTTTGTTCAAGATATTTGGACATTAGAAATGCCACAATTTAAGAAAATGGATATAAATCTGCCGGTATCAATTGCCATATTCAAATCATTCTTGTCTATACTAACAGACAATCTAAAAGTATGGCCTAGTGGCTGTAAGTTCTATAAGTCAGAGTTCTGTTGTATGTGTGGACGAAGACTTACGACACCAGAGTCAGTAAAAGCTGGTATAGGACCTCAGTGCTTAGACAAAACAAGAATATTATACTTCTAATGGAGTTTAATGTAATAGCGGTTAAAAGGAGCACATGTAAAAATAAGTCGATATTATAGTGTTTATTTTATATCAAAAATTCATATATTATAATATAGACAAATGAAAATTGAGAACGTTGTCTGATAACCATAATAAATGTGTCCGCTATCACAAAGTATTATGAAAATCAACATAGTTAGTAAATTATCATTGTTTATAAATTGCCTAAAATAAAAAAATAAAAGGAGAAAATAAAATGGCAAAACTTAAATTAATCGAAGACAAATTTTACTTCGACGCAGAAGATGGCTCAGAGCTTATCGAATGTAAAGAATGGTGTGAAACATCAAAGAAAAACGCAGCACATCCTGATGGAAAAATGTGGATTAAACTTCCTAAAGGAAATGTAACAAACAGACAATTCTTTAGTCTTGATTTGTTTAATGAAACAGCAGTTAATGGTGAAGTTGACGTTGAAATCAAAACAGCAGCACCTAGAGTTCTTGGAGCAACTGGTGTTAAACAAGACATTATCAAATATCTTGACGAAGAAACTGTAGCAGAATATACAAACCTTGTTACTAAAGCAGTTGATGCTTACAAGGCTGCTAAAGCTTCTAGCAAAGCAAAGAAACTTGAAGATATGAATGAAGAAGAACTTCTTGCTTATATCGACGCACTCAAATCAGGCAAAAAATTCATAGTTGAAAAAACTGGACCTAAATCATTCATGGATATGTTCTCAGACGAAGAATATGCACGTTATAATGAAATCTTGGCACTTGCTCAAGAAAATAAAGCAAATATGCCTAGAGCAAAACGTGGACCTCTTACAGATGCTGAGAAAGAAGCAAGAGCAATTAAGAGAAAACAAACATATCTCACAAAGGCTGAGAAATTGCTTGAAGCTCTTAGAGCTGGCTCAATTGAAGTTGAAGAGGAAATCATTGACGACATCGACGAAGATTTAGAATAGTCGAGGACTATAAGCCTAGTCGCCATATAGACTAGGCTTATAATCTAAAGTCATTGTAGGAATTCTTATTTTTAAGACTTAAAGGAGATTAGGTTTATGCCTAGAAAAACGACTACAACAACTGAGCTCAGTGAAAAGTGGAATTTTTATATCAATCAAGTAGACAAAGCAGAATATCAAGTTGCACTGGTAAAAAGCGGTAAGCCTAGAGCACAGTCTGCAGGTCTACGTGCAATGATACATTTATATGTCCACGACGAAGATATAAGAGCAAAAGTAAATAACATAATAGACGATTTTATTGTCTATAAACAAAATGGCGAAACAAGCCAAATGTAATAAATACTGAACAGGAGGGCCATATGGCTATTAAAAGTAAATTTCTAAATAAATTTTATATACAACAGTATATAATTAACGGTTATAATAGTTTCGAGGATTGGGCAATGAGTCCATCGATTGACTTAGAGAAAGCACTAAAACATGAAGCAATAGTTGGGTTTTTCTTTACAGAACAAGATGGAGTGCAGTTTTCAGAACCAGCATTAGTATTAAACCTTTATTGGATAAAGCGTGAATATTATAAAGGACCTGAAATAAGCAGAAAAACATTGAGAGAAGCCTGGGAACTATTTTTATTTAATTGTGAGCAAGAAGAACATACTAAGCATAGATTATTTCAGAACCCACCAATAGAACTTTGGTTAGATACTAAAGATAATTGGTGTAAGAAACTAGCAAAAATATTAGCAGAGCAATTTGATAAATCATTTCAAGAAGCACTTAGCAATGTTTATTTGGTAATAATGCAGTCATATAGAAGAAATACTGTATATATGGGCAATTTAGGTTATATTAGAAAAGCTGCATATAATAGAATGTTGATGGACTTGCGATATAATAAGTATCGTATTAATCAAGATAGCGGAAATGCGGTTTCATTAGATACAGTTATATATGACGAGGGTGAAGACGAAATATCATTGTTAGATATGTTGCCATCAGACGAAGGAACAGACGACGAACTAATGTATCAAGAAACTTTGAAAAAAGCCAAAGAATTATTAAGCAAAACATTTAGTCCTCGCGAGATAGACCAGATATTGACACAGCCACAAGTAAAATATTTGCCACTTGGTTTATATCGTAAATTAATGAGATGGCGTAATGCTCATAATGTAGGAGAGTTATATGAATAAAGAAACAAACGCAGATAGATTGCTTGAAGATTTGTTACTATATGGAACATTTTGGGCAAAGAAAACAGATAGATTAAGATTAAGTGATAACGGTCGCACAATACTTAGCCAAGGAACACCGATTGGAGTTTTTGTTAGTGAATATGACGACCGTTCAGATTGCTATCAAGATTTCTTGGTATTAACAATGCAAGACTTTAAGAGTCAACCAACTTGGAAAAAGCACAAAAAAGACCTTATCAAAGCAGCACATTACCAACGATTAAGAGTAATTCTTGTTCCTGCAATGGATATAGGGTTTGGAATACCTAAATCACTAATTAGTATTGATTATATGGGAGCAAGTGATATTTGTGATACTTTAATCAAAGTTGCCGGCAATTCTTCAGAACCTGATATTAAAACATCATGTTGTTGTATTGAAAATAGAAATATGATGGGCTATACATTTAATCAATATAATAAAGACGACGAAGTAGAACATGCTGAAAAGATTTTATCAGATTATATGTATGTTGTTCATGGACCAGAATGTAGAAGACTATTTTATACATTGCTTGAGCCATGTTATCATTGTTTACTTGAAATGATTGATATTGGCGGGTGTGAAATTATTTATGGGTATCCACATAAAGATAAATGGAATACTGCTGATTATTGTGAATTACTTAATGATATAGGCAGTGGAAGAAAACGAACAATATTTGGTAATCGTTTATTTTACGAAAGGCTTTTATATGATAAAATTGACAAGTTTTACAATAAAACTAAAAGGAGCACAAAATGATTATTTATTTGGAAGGACCAGATGGTTCAGGTAAAAGTACATTAGCACAAGACTTGGCACATGAACTTGGACATGACTATAAAGTAAATGCATCTGCTAATTTGAGAATACCAACACATCCTAAAAGCGAAAATCGTATAACTGAAAGAAAGCTATATAGTGAACTTAAGAAAATGGCAGATAGCCGAACAATGATTTATATTGTTGATAGAGGACCTATTAGCGATATAGTTTATCGAGTATTTGATAATTATAAGTCAGTAACTACATTACCTAAATTAATAGAGTTTATGCAAGATAATCTTAAAGGAATATATACTATTTATTGTTGTTCAAATAAGGCTGAAGAAAATATGCTAAAACGAGGTGACGACAATCCAATAGCATTAACAAAACATAAAGAAATAACGAAAGTTTATAATCTTGTTATAACTACATTGCAATCAATACTTAAAAATAATATTGTAACATACGATTACAGTAAAAGTAGAGATTGGATAAATACAATGTTAGGTACTCGAAATGTTTGTTATATGGGTATGAAAGGAGGAAAGTTATGATAATAGAAGCTAATCAATGGTATACATTTATTAGTCCTAATGCAGAAAAAGCTAGAGACGAGTTTCTTCAAAAAGTAATTACAATATTCGGATATAGAATTGACTTAGAACAATTCAAAAACGTAAATCCCGACTATGCTAAAGCACAAGCACTTAAGTTTTCTATAAGTCCAGTGAAGATAAATTATAGAACGACTTACAAGCCAGAATATGTTGAAAATCCAATTGAATATCAGTGTGACGAGAACACACTTAATAAGGAGAATAATATGAATAATAAGTATACAGTATTTAATTTAGTAGACGATTATGAACAAAGAGAAACTAATCGTATCAAAAGTCAATTTAATAAAGCTATTGAAGTTATAATGGAAGATTTGCCAGTAACTAAAGCAGCAAAGAAGTACATCGACGAATTAACAAAACTCGGAGTACCTACTCCAACAGTAAACAAATTCATACCAAGTCCTGAAATCTTTGTTGATAAAAGCAAAATAGCAACTACTGAGAAAAATAAAATGTTAATAGAAATCGATCGATTGCATAACAAATGTCAAGAGGCTAGAGCAATGCTAGAATTAGCTAAAGACATATATGATGTTAAGGAGATATTACGTACTTATAATATTAGTTTAGTAGGTATTATTTTTGAAGATTAAGGAGTAATTATGGAAGAATTGACTCAACTAGAAAAGCGATGTATTATAATAAATACTTTGTTTGAAAAACTTGAAACTACTAATAGCAGATTAATTAAACAAGCATTAATCGACGACTTCAAGAAAAGACATCCGAATGTAGTTCGTGATTTAGATTATTGTTTCGAAGTTCTAAACGGACAACATAAATTAGGTTATACTTATATTGTTGTTCCAACAAAAGACTCACCTAATGTTTATGGTAATTTTCCTATTCATAAATTTGTTGATATCGTTTTGAAAGAAGTACGACCTACAGACGAAGGAATTTGGGAAGCAGGGTATTATACTCCATTAAATGCACGTAGATTTATTTGGCGTTTAGTTAATCGAGATTTTCGATTGGGATACTCAAATAAACATAACATGGTTAAAGAGTATTCTCCAATGCTTGCTAAAAGGTATCCAGATACAGTTCATGAACAAGACTATTATATTCAAGAAAAATTAGATGGTAATCGTTGTATAGCATTTTATAACAACGATACAGAAAAGTGGGAATTTAAGTCTAGGTCAGGTAAACCTTTGAAAGTAGATTTTGATATGAGTTGGGCTAATCTTAATGATATATTTGATGGCGAAATAATGACATATGGTCATGCAGGTTCTAGAGACTTTAATCGTACATCTGGAGCAATAAATGGAAAGTTTACTGATAAATCAGCATTGCATTATTATATTTATGATTTGATAGATACTATTAAAGTATATCAAGACCGATATAAAGTACTTAAAAGATATGATGGACATACTAGTGATAATTGTCACATTTTACCGGTTCTAGATAGAATAACAGTTTATGTCAATCCAGCTTATAATGAACGCCTTGACGAATGGCTAGATATAATTACATCAAAAGGCGGAGAAGGTATAATGCTCAGAGACCCGTATGCAGTTTATCAATGTGGTAAACGAAGTGATGCTCTTCTTAAATATAAAAAAGTACAAACAATGGACTTGCGTATTATTGACTGGAATTTTGGTAATGGTAAATATACTAATGCAATTGGTTCATTCTTATGTGAAACCGATGACCATAAAATTCAAGTTAATGTATCAGGAATGTCGGACTCAATACATTTTTCAGACCCAGCTGATTGGATGGGCAAAATAATTGAGGTAGCATACTTTGATGTCTCTAAATCGGCAACTAAAGATACTTTGTCTTTGAGATTTCCTAGACTTAAAAGAATTAGAGACGATAAAGATACTACTAGCATTTATTAGGTGAAATATGATACCTTGGATAGGTCCAATTATATTAACTATATTTATTATTGTTGAGTTAATTTTACTAATTATATCAATTATCAAATGGAGGTAAAATGAAAGTTGCACATTTTTGTAATATGATAGACTCTATTGTTAAAAGGCAAGAAACTGAAAAACGTTATCAGCAAAGACAAGTTGTATATAAGCAAAATTGTCGAGAACTAGGTGACTAATTGATATATTACTATTAATCAAAATAAGATATATCTTTAATTTGATATTATATTAATGAATAATTAATCAAATGATATTATATTAATTTATAGACATATCTTATTTTTGATAAAAGTGATATATTTGAATGATTTTATATATCTAAAATTTTGATATGGAAATTTTACAAAATTTGGTATATTCTCTCAATCTCATATAAAAGTTAATTTATTTGAAATTTTCTAAAAGTTGAAATAAATTAAAAAAGATATAAATTAAGTGATTATTTTATATCAAAAATTCATATATTATAATATAGAATAAAAAGGAGCGGTATGGATAATATCAAAGTAAAAATACTTGAGCATAATTTTAATGGAACACCTATATTTTTAGCAAGAATGACTCAACGTGGACATCTAATTAATAATATAGATGACTTATTGAAATTATATAGAGACAATGTAAATAAAACTCCATCAAAAGACTTATTAAAATTGCCTCATTCAACTATATTTAGGATGAACTATTTAACAGTTGCTATATATGGTCTAAGTACTAAAGCAGTTAGTCAGCTCAGAACACATGCTACAAGATTAACATTTATGTCGACAAGTACTCAATATAGCGAATTTACCGGACAAGAATGTCCTTATGTTATTCCAGAAGGTTTAACTAAAGAACAGCAAGAAGAACTTAAAACAGCATTTACAAATGCACATATTGCATATACTAAATGTTTTGACGATATTAAAGACAAAGACAAAGCTGGATATTTACTTCCACAAGGTTTAAGAAAATGTCTTGTTATTAGTGGTAATTTTCCAGCATGGCAATATATGCTATCATTGAGATTGTGTAATCGTAATACGCGTGAAGTCCAATATATTTGCGAGCTCATTCTCGATGCTATAACACAAGAATGTGGCAAAAATTGGGCAGATGTTTGTCTTCCTTCATGTGTTGATGGAAAATGTAAAGAAGGTAAATTTTGTTGTGGACATCCATATGTAGATAAAAGGAGCAACGGTCGTGAAAATTAAGTTAATTGATTTTGGTTATAACCTAAAACCAGAAAGAAAGCATTATAATGATACTGGAGCGGATGTATATCTTAAAGAAAGTTTTGTATTGTTACCACATGAAACAAAAGTAATTCCATGCGGGTTTGGTATCGAGTTACCTAATGGATATAACGCTCACTTCCAAACAAGAACAAGTATTGCTAAAAAAGGAGTATTTGTTCAACAATGCGCTATTGATGCTGGTTATCGTGGTGAATTGCATATAATTGTAACAAATCTTAGTGATAAATCACAATACTTCAATGCTGGAGAAAGATTAGCATATTTAGAAGTTTATCCTATTGTTTATGCAGAGTTTGTTGAAAGACTAGGCAATGAACGTGGAGATGGTGCATTTGGAAGCACTAATAAAGGAGAATAATATGAGCTTAAGCAAAAAAGAAAAACAACAATTGCAAGAAATAGTAAATGCTGCTAGTGAAGATACTCTTAAAGCTAAGACTATTCTTGTTATTAAAAGTAGACCAATTCTTAAAGCTGAAAGTAAAGGTGCTACTCTTAATGATGGTTATGAATTCGAAGTAGATGGAGCAATTCCTGAGATTGCAGATGGTATTGCTAAATTCGCTAAGGAACTTCCTAACCAAGGTTGCGGCAAAGGAAGTGACCGATATTTCATAAATCTTATAGGGCAATATTTTGATAAACTATAGTAGGTATATCCTACTATATCGAGGTATGGTGGAATAGGTAGACACAAGGGACTTAAAATCCCCGGCAAATAAAAGCATTCGAGTTCAAATCTCGATACCTCGACCAGCTCAAATGAGCAAAATTTAATAAAAGGAGAAGTCTATGAAGCAAAATCAATATGAAGCAATTTTGCAATGTATTAAGTATGGTGCACCTGCATTAGCTAATGATTTGATTACAGCATTTAATAGCACAATTCAATTAGCAAATGACCAAGTCACAGCACTTCAAGAAAAAGAAAGACTTGAAACAGAAGCTGAACTTAAAAGATTGCAAGAAGAAAAAGCAAAACAAGATAGCCAAAATAGCAAAGTAGTAAAAGGAGACAAATAATGCCAACACCAACAGGACATGCTCTATTGTCACCAAGTAGCTCGCATAGATGGTTAATATGTACTCCATCAGCAATGCTCGAAAGTAGTGAACCAAGTAGTTATTCACCATATGCTGAAGAAGGTACTGAAGCTCATGCATTAGCAGAACTTAAATTGTCTTATATGCTAGGACAAATAAATGATACTGAATATGCAACAAAATTTGACCATTTCAGACTAAATTCTAAATTTTACAACTATGAATTTAATGACTATGTAAATGATTATTGTCAAGAAGTTATGACAATAGTAAAAGAAGACTATAAAGGTTATGAAGTTAGTGTACATTTAGAGCAATATGTAACATTTGAAGATATTGTTCCTAACGGCGGTGGCACAAGTGACGTTGTTATTGTTGGTAAGAACTTTATCCACATTATTGACTTAAAATTTGGTAAAGGTGTTCCAGTAAGTGCAATTGGAAACACTCAATTGAGATTGTATGCTCTCGGTGCAATTAAAAAATATATTAGAGAGTGTACTTGCACAGAAGCAAGAATGACTATTATTCAGCCAAGACTTCATGATATAAGTACCGACTTCGTAAGTATCGATGAGCTTAATGATTGGGCAATCAATTATGTTAAGCCACGTGCTGAACTTGCAATAGCGGGCAAGGGAGAGTTAGTACCAGGCGACCATTGCAAATTCTGTAAACTAAAAGGAAAATGCAAGGCATTGGCGGATAGACAATTAGCAATAGCTCAAGCTGAGTTTGAAGATGCAGTTGTTGAAAACAATATGTTAGAGCCGGCTAATATGTCTCCGGAAGTTATGAGCCGAATATTAGACATAGCCCCTAAGTTTATTGATTGGTTTAAAGACGTAGAAGCCTATGCAATGAAAACTGCAATAAATGATGGGACGAAAATTCCTGGGTATAAACTTGTTGAAGGTCGATCGACTAGAGTAATAGCTAGTCCAGCATCGGTTATAGAAAAGTTACGTACTGCAGGTTTTTCTGAAGAAGATTACTTAAAACCAACTGAGTTATTAGGTATTACAGCTTTAGAGAAAAATATTGGTAAAAAACTATTTAATGAACTATGTGACCAATACATTATTAAGCCTCAAGGCAAGCCAACACTTGTTCCCGAGAGTGATAAGCGAGTAGCGATAGATGTTAAAAGTCTAGGCTTAAATGGAAACGAATTTAGTGAAGAAATAGTTTATACTGATTAATCGCAACAAGACACAGAAAGTGTATGAGCATAAGGAGCAAATTATGACATTAAACAAAAATCAAGTAGTTACTGGAGAATGCAGACTTTCATTTGTTCATTTGTTTGAACCAACTGCAATGAAAGAAGGCGACACACCTAAATATTCTGTGACAGCAATTATTCCAAAAACTGATACAAAAACAGTTGAAGCAATTAGAGCTGCAATTAAAGCAGCAGCTGAAGCCGGAGCTCAAAAACATTTCGGCGGACGTGTTCCAACAAATGTTAATCACACATTCAAAGATGGAGATACTGAAACTGACGACCTTGGCGAACTTAAAAATGTCAAATATCCTGAATATAAAGGAAACTATTATATTCGTTTGTCAACTAAGTTCCAACCAAAAGTTCTTGATGCAAATCGTCAAGAAATTATCGACCCTACTGAAGTTTATTCAGGAATGTATGGCAAAGTAAGTATGACATTTTTTGCATACAGCGGTGACGGAAGACGTGGTGTTTCAGCAGTTCTTAATAACGTTATGAAAACACGTGATGGAGACCCGCTTACAAGTATGTTAATGGGCGACGAGTTCGACGCGGAATAATCGCTAATAGGTTTTTAGGTGTACCTCAAACACCTATATATGTGAGTGTAGCTCAAGTAGAGCAAGACTTAGTCTAGATGTCGGTTGGAGCCCGACCACTCGGTTCGCCTACGGAACGGGCAGTAGGCGGTGGCTCATCGCTAAAGAGCAAAACTGATTATCAGTGTGATATAGTTGTTCTCTTGTCACGAGATATAGGTCTTATTCTTTGTTCCTATATCTCGGCTATATCACACTTATAATCAAATTTGTATTAAAAGGTGGTAAATATGAAAGACAAAGAAGTAATGAAACTAATTAAAGAGGAGCACAAAAGACAGAATAATGGCTTAGAGCTTATAGCTAGTGAGAATTTTGTTAGCAAAGATATTCTTGATGCAGTTGGTAGTGTATTAACTAATAAATATGCTGAAGGGTATCCAAACAAAAGATATTATGGTGGTTGTCAATATGTAGACAGTATTGAACAGTTAGCAATTGACAGGGCATGTAAATTATTTGCATGTAAATTTGCAAATGTCCAGCCTCATTCTGGTTCACAGGCAAATGCTGCTGCATATCGCGCACTTGAAAAATTATTAAGAAGTGAAGGTAAACTTAATAAAGGAACTGGTTATCGTAAAATGAGAATTTTGACTATGGACCTTAATAGTGGCAGCCATTTAACACATGGTTCTCCTGTTAGTTTCAGTTCAGCACTTTATGAATTTCACTTCTTTAATTTAGGTGAAGATGGCAAAATTGATTTTAAGATTGTTGAAGAAGCAATTAAAGAATATAAACCAGATGTATTGTTATCAGGTTATTCAGCATATCCATATGAAATAGACTTTAGTGAATTTAGAAGATTAGCAAGTGATTATCATTGTAAGTTTATAGTTGATATGGCACATATCGCTGGTCTGGTAGCAGTTGGCGAACATATGAGTCCTATACCATATGCAGATATTGTTACAAGCACAACACATAAAACACTCAGAGGTCCTAGAGGCGGTTTAATATTAACAAATAATTACGAATTATTCAAGAATGTTAAATCAGCAGTATTTCCATATTATCAAGGCGGTCCATTAGAACATGTAATTGCCGGTAAAGCAATTTGTTTTTATGAAGCAATGCAACCTGAATTCAAAGATTATATTTTGTCAATAAGACTTAATATGAAAGCATTTATTAATGTATTAAAAAAGAAAGGAGTTGTTTGCTCAGATAGTGATAATCACTTAATGTATATAAATACTTTAGAGAGCTTCGGTCTTAATGGTTTAACAGCTCAAGAAAGATTAGAAAGTATTGGTATTACAACAAATAAAAATATGATACCTAATGATACAGAAGGTCCATCAACTACTTCAGGTTTAAGAATTGGGTTTGCAGCATTAACAACCAGAGGTTGCACAATTATTCAAGCTGAAAGAATTGCTCAAATTATATATGAATGTTTGAAATATGGAGGTTCACCAGAACCATTTAAGAAAGCAGTAAAATCAATTGTTAAACAATTAAAACGTATATAGGAGGCTATTATGGCAGTTAAAGCCGAAACATCATTGCAAGAGCGCATTCAAAAATTTATTGTTAAATCAGGCGGTTATGTTATTAAGCAACATGGTGATATGATAAGTGAACCCGGAGTACCCGATTTGTTAGTTTGTTATAGAGGAATATTTATGGGCTTAGAAGTAAAAGTCGATAATAATGTGCCTAGCAAACATCAAGGAATACATTGCCGTAAAATTTGGAAAGCGGGTGGTATTGCAGCAATAGTCAGAAGTATTAATGAAGTATATAATTTATTACTGTTTATAAATAGATGGATAGAAGCTGAATGCAAAACTCCTGAAATAATTAAAGGTGTTGAAGCTCAAATGATATTTATGGATATTGATACTGGTAGGAGTTGGTAATGGGAATAACTTATAAAGAATATAACGAAAAATATAGACTTCCTGAACAAGCAAAAGACGAAGAACTAATAATGAAACATAAACATCATTGCTTATGTTATGAACCTGGTAAAGGTAAAAGTTATCCAGCAATTCATTGTATGCTTGAAATAAACAAATTAAAAAATGGTAATGCAAATGTGCTAATTATGAGTGATGCAACTTGTATTAAAGAAATGTGGCGAACTGAAATTATACCACAAGGTATTCTTCCGAAAAACACATTTATGGTAACCGATAGAACTGCAATTGGAGCAGTTAAAGAAGCTCTTGTTAAAACAAAGTGGGACTTAATAATTTGTGACGAATGCCAAAGTTTAAGGTCTGGTGTAACTAGAGCAAAAAGTAAATATGCAAAACTTGTTTATGCACTTACAAAAAGAACAGAATATGTGATTGGAATGACTGGTACAATTGCTGGTAATAACAATATAGAACCATTTTGTGTATTGCATAATTTGAATATTGCAGGTATGGGAAATATCAATACTCGTATATTCAAAGAAAAGTATTGTATTAAAGAGTTGCAATATGGACCATTTGGAGCATTCGAGAAACCAACTAAATTGAATACATTAGGCGAAGAACTAATGGCAACTGCATATAGAGATGGTTGTTCATTTTGGGAGTATGACAATAATGACGAAATGCCACCTATGGATATATCAATGAAAACATTCAAAGTACCAGTAACCGAGACTTACAAAAATGCACTTGAAGGAATACTTCAGTGTGGTGAGTTTGAAAGTACTGTTATGAAATCTATAGCATTGCAAAAAGCACAACAAGCATTGAATGGGTTTTTGTATTATCCTGACCAAGATATGAAAAGAACTACGTATCAAGTTCCACAATTTGATAACCCTAAATTAGATTATGTTGTTGAAGAATGTAAAAAATGTAACTGGGTAATAGCATATAGATTTCAAGAAGATGGTCACTATATAGAACAACGATTAGACGAAGCTAAAATTAAACATTGCTCAAGTATTAAAGAATTTAGAGAGCGAAGTCCTATAGAACATATAATACTTGTTTTACAATGTGCAAGAGGTAAGTCAGCAAATCTTCAACAAGGTTGTCAAAATATTATGTATTATACTGGAGATTTTAGTTTTATTAATTTTAAGCAAATGATACATCGTTGCTGGAGACGTGGACAAGAAAAACCTTGTAAAGTAGAATTTTTAATAAATGACCCAGGAGATAAATATAAAGTCGAACAAAAGATTTGGGAGTCTTTGAGAAACAAACAATCTATTCATGACACACTTATGAGTATTAAAAGGAGTTAAATATGGACTTTGAGAAATTTGGCAAATTATTTCCTAAAGCTAAGTTTGTAAAACTTGCACCATTTGACGAAGAAGAAATATATGACGAAGCTACTCGTAAAAGAAATAAGTCACCAATTGATGGTAGAGGCTTACAACATCCATTGACATTAGGCGAAGCTCAAAATTGGGTGATAGATGGTGGTAGAGTTGGTTGGATAGTTCCTAATAATATTATTGTTATAGATATTGATAACAAAGACCATCCAAAAAGTGCAGCAATGCTTGAGAAAATATTATATGTCAAAGATGTAAAATTTTGGTCGAATGAGTCCAAACAAGGAACACACTTTATATTCAAAAATACTGAAGAAGTAATGCGAAATAAAGGAACATTTGCTGGAGCTCTTACACCGTTAGGAATACGAGCTGATGGCCGTGGCTCAAACAAAGGTTATATTATATTGCCTGTTAATGACGAACAGCATAGACATTGGAAAGATTGGTCGTTAGACGAAATCGATGAATTACCTTTCTTTTGTAGACCACTTCGTCCAGCAAGAGCTGACGACCCGATATTCATTGATATGCCGCAAGGTGGTGGTTCAGATGCTCTTGTTAAAATTAGAGGTATTGCTTGTGCAAGTAATATGATAACTAATGAGCAGTCTATTGAATGTTTACGAATTATCAATGAATTGATTTGGACTAATCCAATGCCTGAGCAAATGTTTCAAGCAACAGTTGCTCGAGAAATGCCTTATGATAATATTGTTCAAGCAGATGGCACCGGTCCAGTTAAAGAAAACAAATGGAGATTGTTAGCTCAGAAACTAATTAAAGAATATAACTTAATAGCACTTGGTGATACGATACACATGTATACTAATGGACATTATAGACCATTTAGTCCACATGAACTACAAACATTTATTCTTGAAAAAGGCGATATTGATGCTACTTGTTCGCAACGTAAAGAAACAATTGAATTTATTACAGCTCTATCACAAAAAGATTATACACAAATAAATAAAGACTATGCGATTATAGCAGTTAAAAATGGAATGCTAGATTTGAACTCAGGTGTTCTTACTCCGCATTCGCCGGATAATTATAATACTATTTACCTCGATTGGGAGTATAAAGAGGATGTTGAATACTCAGAATTAATTGACGAGTTTATGAAACAAATATCGGCAGGCGACCCTAAGAAAATGCAATTCTTATATGAAGTTGCCGGATATTGTTTGCTTAAGAAAAGTATTTTTGAAAAGTTCTTTATCTTCAAAGGAAGCGGAGGTACTGGTAAATCTACTTTCTGTAATTTGATTATGAGAATGGTTGGCAAAAGATATGTATCAACAGTTAAGCTTAATCAATTTGACCAAGACTATTATCTAGCAACAATGATTGATAAACTTGTTAATATTGACTTTGATGCTAGTGATAAGAAAACTCTAGAAGACTCTGGTCGTTTCAAAAGTATTACTTGTTCAGAACCAGTATCAGTTAGACAAATATACGCAGCAGTTGTTGAAATGGTATCTTGTGCTACAGTTATTATTAATGCTAACCATATGCCAAAAATTGCAGATAAATCTGATGGCTTATACAGACGTATGATTTTAGTTGAGATAGACAAAAAGATTAAAAACCCTGACCCTAAATTCTTAGAGCGAGTAACTGATAGTGATATGGAATACTTTCTTTATAAAGCAGTTCAAGGTATTCACTTAGCTTTACAAAGAGGTTCATTTACTATTAATACATCTGAAGCTTCGCTTAAATTAAAGTTTCAAATAGGTCAGAGTAATTTGAAGAAATGGTTACAATCATATCAATATAATATAAAAGACTTATTGCATAAAACAACAAGTGAAATGTTTCAAGATTATAAGACCTTTTGTATTGAGAATAATTGTAATTCGTCTACTAAACAAAACTTTGTCGATGAGCTTTTAGTTGAAACTGATTTAATGTTAGATTTCGATAAAGGTGAAAAAGAATATTATATTGAACGCTATGATAACGACCCTAGACCTGAGGACTATATTTTTGTTCCAGCTGAAGCTATGAGTCGCCGAAATGCGAAATGGGGGTAATATGAAAAATTTAAGATTTGATATAAAATGTGCTCGATGCAATACTTCAATGGACTTTTATAACCAAGATTTTAATTTCAAAGATAACTATGACAATTATTATACTTGTCCTAAATGTAAAACCAGCTGTCTTATGCAAGTTAGATATAATAGACCCATTAACTTAGACTATTATAGTGAAGAATATTATGATGGGGATGGCGAAGCTGAATTTGAAAAACATATTAAACCAACTAATATACACAAATATATTAATGACAAACTGCAAGGCAGTGAATTTGAATAAGGAGTAATTATGAATAAAAGTTTATACGAAATACTAAAAGAATTAGTTAGACCTGAAATGTCATGTTTCGGTGTTTCTGTAAAAGATTATGAAACTAAAGCACCAATCGATTGGCAACAATTATCTACTGAAGAACAAAAGAATTATACAGTAGCCGAAATATCGATTAATCAAATGACTATGAATTATGAAATTAAAGTAATAGGTTTTAAGAAAACGGAGGTTTAATATGAGTGCAAATAATCTCAAATTTTTCGACTATGAGGTATTTCCCGAATGGTGGTGTTGTGTAGTAAGTGACGAAGAAGATAATTATCCGGGTGGGTTATATAACAATCAATTTACTGAAGCTGACGAACAACGAATTAAAGAAAAAATGAGAGTATATACTAGTGATGGAGATTTAGTTCGAACTAGAGAAAGTCTTAAAGCTGACCTTAAAACTAAAGTCTTAAGTGGATATAATATTAAGCGATATGATTTAATTATTGCTAAATGTATATTTGCTGGATTTACTCCTCGAAAAGTTTATATCGCCAACCAAATATTAGTTGGAGCCGAAGCGCCTGATTTAGACGCTGAACATATTCGAATTGCTGAGTTTATTAGATTTGGATGGAATGAAGCTGAAGCTTGGCAAGATTTAATGGACGATAGCGATAAAGGTTTGAAAGACAAGGAATGTTCATTGGGTATGGATATTAGAGAAACTACTGTTCCATTCGGTAAAGTCAATTTGACTGAAACTGATAAAGCAGAAATTATTTATTATTGTAAGCATGATGTTTATGCATTGCATGTATTTTATGTTACAATGTCAAAAGCGTATATTGATACTAAAGTTCAATTATGTGATACATTCGGGTTGACAAGAAAAATCGGATATACTAATACAAATGCAAATCTAGCAAGTAAAGTTCTAGAAGCACAACGAGTTCATGGAACAACAATAACTGACCCGACTATTATAATTAGAGACCAACGACTTAGAGAGTATTTAGAAAAGTGGCTGCCTAAAGAAATATATAATCATTTGTTAACAAAACAAGAAGCTAAGACTTTTGAATTATATGATAATATTGTCGATATAGCAGATGGCGGTCTTCATAGTGTTTATAAAGTTCCTAAAATTGGTAAAGAAACTCCAGCATTATACGTTGAGTCTACCGATGAATGGACAATGTTTAACGTTGACGTTTCTTCTTGTTATCCATCGGTTATGATTTTTTGTCATGCAATGTCTAGAGCAATTAAGAAACCAGAGCGTTTAGCATATATCTATAAAAGACGTCTGGAACTGAAATTGACACCTAAGTCTAAATGGTCCGCTGAAGATAAAGCTTTTGTTCCAGCTGCTAAATTAGTTCTTAATACAACATATGGTGCAATGGGAAATAAATACTTGCCACTTTATGACGATTATATGAGAAGTAAAGTTTGTAGAGTCGGACAAATGATATTAATTGCTATTAGTAATGAATTATATAATTCTATACCAGATTTGAAAGTTATTCAAACGAATACAGATGGTGTTTTAGTATATGCAAGACGAAAATATTATGACCAAATAAAATCTATTGTCGATAACTTT